TCAACTGCATAGAATTTCGTATATTGTCGAAAAGTATTGCATAGTGGTGCGCTGTGCTGCCATTTTGCTGCCACTTATCAGGTTTAATGGGTTCAGTTGAACCGCTTCTGTTAGGTGGTCTGGTGCGAAGTGAGCATACCGCATTGTCACCTTAATATCCGTATGTCCGAGGATGCGCTGTAAGACTAGAATATTGCCGCCGCCCATCATGAAATGGCTGGCAAAAGTATGGCGCAGAACATGTGAAAGTTGACCATCTGGAAGCTCGATCCCAGCGCGCTTTATTGCGCTCCTGAATGCTGAATAACATCCGGTAAAAAGCGGTTTGGAGGTTCTGTTTTTAGGTAGCAGCTCATAAAGTTCATCACTGATTGGAACCGTGCGGTTTTTCTTACCTTTCGTTTTGATGAAAGTGATCTTGCCGGGGCTAATCTGCTTACCAGTTAAATTTTCAGCCTCTCCCCATCGTGCGCCGGTCGCAAGACAGATTTTAACAATAGTGGTTAAATCACCGGCTTTGCTTTTCTCGCATTCCTCAAGTAGACGTGTGGCCTCCTCGACGGTAAGCCAGGCCAATTCAATTTCTGCAATCTTAAATTCTCTGACGTTTTCCAGCGGGTTGGGTGCGGTCCAATCATCAAGTCTTTTCAGCTCATTGAACATAGCGCGAAAGTAAGCTAGTTCGAGGTTTACCGTACGAGGGGTTACAGACTTCACACGGTCAGAACGTGTTATTTTCCCGCTTAACCGCTGTTCTCTATACGTAGAAAATAATTTAGCGTTGAATTCGGTTGCTAGGGGATCGCCCATGGCTAGACAGGCAAACTCCATGGCACTTTTACGTTTTTCGCCATCGGCTAGTGTTACGCCATGTGCGTTGTACCAGGCCGTGACTAAATCCCTTACCCGTCGTTTGTCTGCCTTTTCACCAAGCCAAGGCTTGTCTTGTGCCTTTTCTTTTTCATGGCGCTCAAATGCAAGGGCTTCCCCTTTCGTGGCGAACTGGCGGCGGATGCGCCGTCCATTCCTGCCGTTGGGGAATACTTGCGCCTGCCATTTACCGTTACTTAATTTACTTACTGCCATCGTTACACCTCTGGAAGTGGGTAAAGCAGTGTGATCCAGTCGTACACGTTAATAACTTCGCCAGAGTCTCTGATTACAACTTCTTGATTTTTAATTCTATCTATACGAAAAGTGCGCAACTGCCTGCGTAAATGGCAATAACCAGTAATATAAGTGTCATCAACTTCTTTCACGTCTACTTCTCTAAACGTTGTCTCACTAGCAGAGTTAACGTAGCAAAATGAAATAAATTGATATTGAGATGAGGTAAAACGATGGTGGAGTGGGGGGTGTTCTTTTGTCACTAAAACTTCAGGTAGCTCTGTGTCAGGCTTTTTATTTTTTTCAAGAAAAACACCCAACGTACCGAATAAAACAAAACCGGTAAATATATGTGCGCAGACGATATGTATGGACTTTAAAATTAAATAAAGGCCGACGAAAAAGGCAGCAACAACTGCAATCTTAATAAGATGGCTGCCTGATCCTTTTTCTTTTCCCATAATTATCGCTACGACTGCGCCGCACGCGATGATTAGGGCTATCTCAATGGCTATAAACATCAGTTAATCCATAAACTCTGTTTTACCAATAACTTTACCCAAGACTTTCACATCATTGGCACTGCACTCAAAAGATGCTTTGCCATTTTCTACTCTAATTTTCCCACCTGGCAGGCGATACATTTCACGAATACTAATCACACCATCCATTTCAATCATCCAAAAGCCATCAACAAGCTCGCCAGAGAAGTCATCAATAATCCAGAGCATTCCATCGGCATTAACCAGACGTGGGGCTTTGGTCATGCTTGGCAATAACTCTGAAGAAATCGTGACGGATTCTTGAGGGTGTGAGACTCCATTCTGGATGATTTCATACCCCAATTGGGTTTTTTGTTTGGGTTCAGGAGGCTGGGTGCTTTCCCCATTTTGGTTAGTCAATTTGGGTGCTTCGCCACGTCCATAAACTAACCATTCTAATGACGCCCCGGTTTCCATTGCGCATATCAAAACCCAGTCAGCAGGGAAGTTTCCGCGTGTAACCCTATTAGCCATCGTGCTTTGAGACACATCTAGGTGTCTGCAAAGTGCCTGCCTTGATGTGAAGCCGTAAGCAGCGCAAATCCTCTCGATTGGGTCTTTTCCCCCATCTGGTAACTGAATTGACTTACGATTAGTGAAATCTTTGTGTTGACCATTCCAATTTTGGATCATAGTATTTACGCATAGTGAGTTGTTGTTGAATAGTGTTGAACGCTACCGAATAGTGTAGGGAGCGTCACTAACTGAGGAATAGTGCATCATGAATCGTCAATTATCAATGCGCCCCAGCATTAATCTTGTGGTATCGGAGCCATTCATTACCCTTGATGAGTTTTGTCGCCGCACCGGTTACAAACCTAGTTATGCCCGTCAAATGATCCGGGAAAACCGCCTACCAATCAGGAAAAAGGCCGGAGTAAACAGCCTTATCGAAATCAACATGTTCGCGTTGACGATGGAAGCGGCCCAAGGCTGCGAAGTCGCAATGCAAGCCTGATAGTTCCATTTTGGGATAGAAAAGGACTTACAACATGTTTGATTATCGCGTTTCCAAACATCCACACTTTGACGAGGCCTGCCGGGCTTTCGCGCTGCGTCACAATATGGCGAAGCTGGCAGAACGCGCAGGCATGAATGTCCAGACGCTGCGCAATAAGCTGAACCCGGAGCAACCGCATCAACTTACGCCGCCGGAGATCTGGCTGCTGACTGATATCACAGAAGACTCAACGCTGGTTGACGGTTTTCTGGCTCAAATACATTGCCTGCCGTGCGTGCCATTGAATGAAGTGGCAAAAGAGAACCTGCCGCATTACGTCATGAGTGCAACTGCGGAGATTGGACGTGTAGCTGCAGGCGCAGTATCCGGTGATGTGAAAACCAGTGCAGGCCGCCGCGATGTGATCAATAGCATCAACTCTGTTACGCGCCTTATGGCACTCACTGCAGTTTCATTGCATGCGCGTTTGCAGGCTAATCCGGCGATGGCAAGCGCAGTAGATACCGTGACGGGCCTCGGCGCTTCGTTCGGTCTGATCTGAGGTGGTTATGCTGACTAAAGAACCATCTTTTGCATCACTGCTCGTTAAGCAAAGTCCTGCAATGCACTGCGGTCATGGCTGGATTATGGGGAAGGATGGCAAGCGCTGGCACCCGTGCCGCTCTCAGGATGCGCTGCTGGCTGAGCTGTCCACTAAAAAGCAGGGGAAACCATGGCTATTGAAGGCGATGCTGCGACTGTTCCGCTAAGCGCTGGCCTCCGTCTTAATGGGTTAAACCACATCGCGGAATTAAGGGCGAAAGTGTTTGGCTTAAATATTGATTCAGAACTGGAGCGCTTTATTAGCGATATGCGGGACCAACGGGATATTAACCATGAGCAGAATAAACGCGCACTAGCCGCAATATTCTTTATGGCAAAGATTCCGGCGGAACGTCATAGCGTCAATGTTAGTGAGCTGACGACTGACGAAAAGCGGGAGCTGATTAAAGCAATGAACCATTTCCGTACAGTGGTGAGTTTATTTCCAAATCGGCTAGCCATGCCGAATTAACCCACAACCGAAATTAAAGGCGTAAACCCGCCGGGCTTCTTATTGCCCAAATTCAGGAGAAACAACAATGCGAAATATTGAAACCCGTATCACCAAAACAGGACCAGATGATGCTGGCCTTAACCAGATGCTGACTGATGCGCGCATGGAAGAACGCCGTGCACGTGCTGCGGTAATGGCAGCCCGTCTTGATAGCCTGGCTTGCCATATCACGTCACGCCAGCTTAATCACGTTGAAGCGGCGGAGCTGCTGCGTATTGCTGCTGAAAACATTCAGAACGAAGCGCAGGAGATCCACTGATGGCTGATTCAATGGACCTTGTACAGCAGCGCGTTGAAGAAGAACGTCAGCGCCACATCCACACCGCCCGCAATAGAACGCCGGGCGTTTCCCGCGTGCTTTGCATTGATTGTGATGCACCGATCCCGCCAGCACGCCGTCGCGCCATTCCAGGCGTGCAGTGCTGTGTCACTTGTCAGGAAATCGCAGAGCTGAAAGGCAAACACTATAACGGAGGTGCAGTATGACTATGCGCATCCATCAGATAAAAATTGCACCTAAGTATTTTAATGCCGTAGTCGCTGGCAGCAAAAAGGCAGAGCTTCGCAAAGATGATCGCGGCTACAAAGTTGGTGATGTCCTTTCTCTCTGCGAATGGAAGCACGGTTCATATACTGGTCGGGAATGGGCCGCTGTTATTACCCACACTTTGCCGATTAATGAAGTTGTGGCAGTGCAAGGGCAGTGGGTAATTCTGTCTATTCGCTCATTAACGCCGCTTGAGGCTCTCTCCTATGTCATTTCAGGAGGAGCTATATGACCACTATCCTGAAATGGGCGGGAAATAAAACCGCTATCATGCCAGAATTGATTAAGCACCTTCCTGCTGGCTCGCGACTGGTTGAACCTTTCGCGGGTTCTTGTGCTGTGATGATGGCGACAGACTATCCTCATTATCTTGTCGCGGATATAAATCCAGACCTGATAAGTCTTTACAATGCTATTAAAAGCGGACCTGAATTATTAATCTCAATTGGCAAGGATTTATTTGCTAAAAACAAATCGGCAGAAGATTACTACGATATTCGAAAAGAATTTAACCATGGACGTGATTGGCCTGTGGATTGCCGCGCTGCCATGTTTATTTATCTTAATCGCCATTGTTATCGCGGACTGTGCCGTTATAACTTGAGCGGTCACTTTAATGTTCCTTACGGTAATTATAAAAATCCGTACTTCCCCGAAAACGAAATACGCGCTTTTGCAGAAAAGGCACAACGTGCAACGTTTATCTGCGCCAGCTATGACGAAACACTGGCACTGCTGAAGACTGGTGATGTGGTTTATTGCGATCCGCCATATGACGGAACGTTTACCGGTTATCACACCGCCGGATTTACTGAGGATGATCAGTATCATCTGGCGTCTATTCTTGAGCGCCGGTCATCAGAAGGTTATCCGGTTATTGTGTCCAATAGCGACACCTCTCTGACACGCTCCCTTTATCGCAATTTCACCCGCCACCGTATCACCGTAAAGCGCAGTATGGGTGTGGCTGCCGGTGATGGTAAGTCTGCAGCGGAAATCATCGCCACCAAATCAGCAGGATGGTTTGGTGTTGATTTGGCATCCGGTCCTGATATCTCGGTGGAAGCTGAGGTGCGGGCGTGGCAGTGAGTAAATTCACATTACCTACGGCACCAACCACCGGCGGCTCGAATGAGGCCGCCGTGGCCTTTCCATGGAATACCCCAAAAAAAGCGGTTAACCCGTATCTGGAACCGGCGGAAGTTGCGCCGGAGTCTGCGCTTTCAAACCTCATCACTCTGTACGCTGTGGATAACGAGCAGGAGCATCTGCGCCGTGAGGCGCTGAGTGATAAGGTTTGGGAACGTTATTTCTTCAATGAATCCCGCGATCCTGTCCAGCGTGAAATGGAGCAGGATCGGCTGATTAGCCATGCCAAAATGGCCCGCGAACAGCAGCGCGTTAATCCTGATTTGGTGATTATTGCCGATGTAAGCGCCATGCCTGCCCATATCAGCAAGCCTCTGCTGGAGCGGATTAAATACTTCCATAGCCTGGGCAGGGCTAAAGCTTATTCCCGCTATCTGCGCGAAACAATCAGACCGTGTCTTGAGCGGCTGGAGCGCGTGCGTGACAGCCAGGTGTCTGCGTCTTTCCGGTTCATGGCGAGCCAGGAAGGGCTGGAGGGGCTGCTGGTACTGCCTGAAATGAATCAGGATCAGGTCAAGCGCCTTTCCACGCTGGTTGCGGCACATATGAGCACGTGTCTTGATGCGGCCTGCGGTGATCTGTTTGTCAGTGACGATGTTAAACCAGAAGAAATCCGCCAGGCATGGGAAAGGGTTGCTGCAGAAGCCATGCGCCTTGAGGTCATCCCGCCTGCCTTTGAGCAGTTACGCCGCAAAAAGCGCCGCCGCAAGCCGGTGCCTTATGAACTGATCCCACCGTCGCTGGCGCGCATGCTGTGCGCGGACTGGTGGTATCGCAAATTGTGGCAGATGCGCTGCGAGTGGCGGGAGGAGCAGCTGCGCGCCGTCTGCCTGGTCAACAAGAAAGCGTCCCCGTATGTCAGCTATGAAGCCGTGATCCACAAACGCGAGCAGCGCCGCAAATCGCTGGAGTTCTTCCGCTCGCATGAGCTGGTCAACGAAGACGGCGACACGCTAGACATGGAAGATGTGGTGAACGCCAGCAACAGCAACCCGGCACACCGCCGTAATGAAATGATGGCCTGTGTTAAAGGGCTGGAGCTGATCGCGGAAATGCGCGGAGACTGCGCGGTGTTTTATACCATCACCTGCCCGTCGCGCTTCCACGCAACCCTCAACAACGGCAGACCTAATCCGAAATGGACCAGCGCCACGGTCCGGCAGAGCAGTGACTATCTGGTTGATACATTCGCCGCTTTCCGCAAGGCCATGCACAAAGCCGGGCTGCGCTGGTACGGCGTCCGCGTTGCAGAGCCGCACCATGACGGCACTGTGCACTGGCATCTTCTGTGCTTTATGCGCAAAAAAGACCGTCGTTCCATCACCGCGCTGCTGCGTAAGTTTGCCATCCGTGAAGACCGCGAGGAGCTGGGCACCAATACCGGACCGCGCTTCAAGTCCGAGCTAATCAACCCGCGCAAGGGCACACCGACAAGCTACATCGCCAAATACATCAGTAAGAACATCGACGGGCGCGGGCTGGCTAAAGAAATCAGCAAAGAAACCGGCAGATCACTGCGTGACAGCGCCGAGCATGTCAGCGCCTGGGCGTCACTGCACCGTGTCCAGCAATTTCGTTTCTTTGGTATTCCGGGGCGCCAGGCATACCGCGAGCTGCGCTTGCTGGCTGGTCAGGCGGCGAGAGTACAGGGCGAACGCAAAGCGGGGGCGCCTGTACTGGATAATCCACGTCTGGATGCGGTACTGGCGGCTGCAGATGCGGGTTGCTTTGCCACCTACATCATGAAGCAGGGCGGTGTGCTGATTCCACGCAAACATCATCTTGTCCGCACGGCTTATGAGCTTAACGACGAGCCGAGCGCCTACGGCGATCACGGTATTCGTATCTATGGCATCTGGTCCCCGATTACAGAGGGCAAGATTTGTACGCACGCGGTGAAGTGGAAAAAGGTTCGCAAGGCCGTTGACGTTCAGGAGGCGGCAGCCGACCAGGGCGCTTGCGCCCCTTGGACTCGTGGCAATAACTGTCCCCCTGTTGAAAATTTGAACCAGACAGGGGGAGATTTGCCCGATATTAAAACCATGAATGAGCAGGAACTGCACGATTACCTCCACAATATGGGCCAGAAGGAACGCCGGGAGCTGACAGCCAGGTTAAGACTGGTAAAACCGAAGCGGAAAAAAGCATTCAAACAGAGTATTTCGGAGCAGCAGCGCCTGCAGCTTGAGGCAGAACTGACTGCCAGAGGGTTTGAAGGTAGTGCATCTGAGATTGATTTGCTTCTGCGTGGTGGCAGCATTCCGTCAGGTGCCGGGCTACGGATTTTTTACCGCAACCATCGACTGCAGGAAGATGACAAATGGCGCCAGTGGTACTGACGGCAAGGCTTTAACAATTCATGCTCTTAACGACCCTCGTAAGAACGTTCTCATTGACGGATAAAAAATATTTTACTTTTGGATATCAGGGGTATACTGTATATATAAACAGTGGATATGCATACAGTTAAAGTATGTCCGAGGTCGTAATAGGAGGGAAGATGCAGGACTATCTTTTGGAGTCGTTGAAGCTCCAGCGCATTGATTTTTTTATTAAGCTTGTAGCGGCTAGTGAGTGCAGCGACGAAGAAAAGCGGCTGGCTATCCAGTGGGTGTCTGAATTGACCGACGAGCTGATGGCGAAAATCCGCAGCCATGAATACTGCCGGTCAATGGACGTAACCAGTTAAGGGAAATCTGTATGCGCATTGAAATAATGATCGATAAAGAGCAGAAGATTAGCCAGGCTACACTGGACGCCCTTGAATCCGAGCTTTACCGTAATTTGCGCCCTCTGTATCCCAAAACAGCAATTCGTATCCGCAAGGGCAGCGCCAATGGTGTTGAACTAAGCGGGTTAAAACTGGATGAAGACAAAAAGCGAGTGATGGAAATAATGCAGCAGGTCTGGGAGGATGACAGCTGGTTACATTAGCGAACGTTGCGGACGATAAAACTGGTTTTTACCGTCCGCAAGGTTGAACAACGAGCCACGCGAGGCGTTAGCGCGGTTGTGCATGTCTATGCCGCATGAAATCGCATGATCGTTTGAGGATCGTTTTTATTGAGGCCCGCCAGAACTGGCGGGCTTTTGCTTATGTCATGCAGGTGCATGAAAACCGCTACACAAAGCGGGCAGGCGTGGCGGGGATACGAGCGCGCGCAATGGGGTGAAACAGCAAAAATCTGGCGCAGCCTCTGGCCCGCTCGCGGCTTTAATTCGAAATGGTGAGGTGCAGCAGCAAAAAAAGAAGCGCCCCGCAGGATGTTGCTGAGGCGCTTAGGTTGGGATTAGAATCTCTTGGGAGGCGGTAAGTAATTCCTTGTAGTGTTACCTTTTGAGCAGGGCTGGTATCCGGGCCAGCCTCTGCGCTGTCGCTCGCAGCCAGGGCATCTGCATTTGTTAGTCATCAGTCTTTCTCTGAAATGTCTAAGGTGTACGGCTCAAAGCGGATCACTTCTTCGCCCAGCCAGTCGTTAAGCTCCTGCAGTCGCTTCTGCAGCGGCATCAGCTCGTTGCGGACAAAGACGCGGCTGGCCTTTTCCACATCACCAAAGCCGCCGGTATTGTTGGGAATAATGCCCATCATCTGCGGCGGTACGCGGTGCGCTGCCATCATGTCATCGCGGCTCACGTTCTTGATGTTCAGAAACTCATCTTTCGCCGCAACCTCCGATAACGGGATGATCTGGATGCCGTCCTTTTTACCGTTGGGCGAATACATAAACAGGTTGCGGAAGTTGCCCGGCCCTTTGGCGCTTTTCATTGCCTGGCGGATATTATTCACGTCCTCCTGATTCTGTGCTGCGTCGGTCATGTACATGATGAAACCCGCATGGCTGCCGTTGATGTAATACTTCCGGCGGAACAGCGTTGCGGACTCGTTGAGCAGGGTTGACGGAATGGCGGAGAGATAGCCGGGCAGCCCGTAAATCTCCTGGTTAATATCCGGCTCCAGCAGATGAAAGATGTTGCCTTGTGTAAATTCATAGGGCTGCGTGGTCAGGCCATACTGCACAAACCAGTAGGTGTCGAGGTCCACGCCACGGCGTGTGTACTTCGCCAGTGCTGGCTCCAGTGAGAGAACACCGCCGAGCCGGTTGGTGCGCTTTTCCAGATAGGCGTTACCGAACACCAGATAATCCTGGACGAAACGGGCAAAAGCCTGCTGGCTGAGCAGGCGGTGCGGGATGTAGGTACTGCTGAGAATGTCACGCTTTACGGCAATCGGTGAACTGTGATGCACGGCGGCGCGATAGGTCCGCGCCAGTCCGTCAAAGCTCACCGGCGGCTCATACCAGCGGTCCATCTGCACGCATTCCACGTAGTCCAGCAATTCGCGTCGGTCTAACACCGGCACCGGGTCGCCAAAGCTGAACGCCTCCGCCGCAGCGCCGCCTGATTTAGCGTTGTGATCTACCGCTGCGCGGTTATTCTTGTTTTTACGTTTGCTCATGCCGCCTGCTCCTTGTCAGCTTGGGGCCATTCGCACATAAACAGCATTTTCCAGTCCTCTGCTGATAACTCTTTTTTCATGTCATTCAGCCATTCATCATCAAAGAGCGCGGCTCCAGTTGCGAGCGTTGCCCCGGATGCTGCAGCGTCATCAGCGGTAAAGGTCATGCAGGTAGTGCTGTTGCGGGCAATCAGCTTCTTGTATTCCTGCCATGCTTCCGGGTTGGGGCTTGGGGTGGTGTAGTAGGTAGCGTGATAGCGCGCGTGCATGGACAGGCTTTTGGCGAGCGCAATCATATTTCTTGGGGAGTCAGCCCAGGCATACTCTGACACGTAGACGTTTCCGTGGAGCGCAGCGGCGAGACTTTTCGGCCCGATAAAATAAATGACCGCACCGTTTGGTAGTTCCAGATGCGCTTTACCTGATTTTATTTTCCCAAGATGCGTCCAGGCTGCTGCCTCACTTAAAAAAGCTGATATATAGGTTTTGACAGTCAGGGCTGATGCCGGGGTGCAGCCCAGAAAAATCTGGTTGCGTCCGGTATGCAGTGCATCGTTCAGGGCTTCGTAGGCGAAAAAGAAATCCGCGCCAGCCTGACGCATTTTTGTAAGCACGCGGTTTCTGCTGCGTGCGCCACTGTTCCATTCATGCTGGTAAGCAAAGAAAGGGCGATCTACAGGCAGGCTGGCGGTGGTCATGAGGTTAGTTGGGGTTGAGTGCATCAGAAAATCTCCACAATGTTGCTGGTATTGGCGGCTTCGCCCTGCAGCGGTTCGTTAAACAGTGCGTGCATCGTTGCCCAGGCCAAATCTGCGTGGCTGGCTTCTTCGCTGCGGCTGGCTTCGTAGGTGGGGCGGTTGCCGCTGGCGGTGGTGGCCCGGCGGATAGCCATAAAGGACTGCGCAATGTCGGTATGCCCGGCGTCAAACTCCAGACGGCGGTGGCTGATAATGTCGTATGCCTTGAGCACCAGGGCGTTTTTGACGTTGGGGTTGTAGACAAACTCCCGCACGGCAGGAAAGAACGCTTTCACGTTCTCGTAGACACCGTGACCGACGCCGGTCGAGTCGATGCCGATATAGGTCACGTTGTACTGCTGCGTCAGTTTTTTAATGGCGTCAGCCTGAGCGCGGAAATCCATCCCGCGCCACTGGTGCCGCTCAAGAATGCGGAACTTGCCGCCCGGCACGGTTGGCGGTGCCACCACCACGCACCCGGCGCTGTCACCGTTCTGCGTGCCTTTCGCCGGGTCGTATCCGATCCAGACTTCGCGCCAGCCAAACGGGCGCAGCGCCAGAGCCTGAAAATCGGACCAGACTTCCCAGCTGTCTACCATGCACGCCTGCAGCTCGCTGAGCGGGAACACTGACGCCAGATCGTCAATAAATTCGCACATCAGCAGGTTCTGGTATTCGTCAGGGCTGTACTCCATGCGCAACTGGTCCAGGTCGAACAGATTACAGCCGCCGCGCACCGCATCCTCTACGGTGACGATCTGGCGATACTGTCCGTCCGGGCAGAGCACGCCGCGCGCAAGGTTGCTGTGGGTCAGGTCAATATCCACCTTGTCCGCTTTGGCGCGGCCCCGGTTGAACAGCGCGCCGGACCAGAACGGATACGCGCTGTGGGTCAGGCTGGACGGCGTGGAAAAGTAGGTTTGTCGCCATTTCTTGTGAATGGCCATACCGGAGGCCACCTTGCGCAGCTCCTGGAATTTCGGTATCCAGAAATATTCATCCAGATACAGGTTGCCGTGGTAGCTCTGCGCCGTACGGGCATTGGTGCCGAGGAAGTACAATGCTGCCCCATTGGGTAGCACCATGGGATCGCCTTTCAGCTCCACCTCAACTTCTTTAGCAAAGTCGATGATGTACTGCTTAAAAACGTGCGCCTGTGCCTTACTGGCAGAAAGGAAAATCTGGTTGCGTCCGGTCAGCAGGGCGTCAATCAATGCTTCACGGGCAAAATAAAACGTGGCGCCAATCTGGCGCGACTTGAGCAGATTGCGGATGCGGTTTGTTTTCCCTGCTTCAAACCAGTGACGCTGATAGTCGAACATTGAGGCGTGGAAGACTTCTTCCAGCTTTTCGATCTGTTCGTCGGAGAAAACGTTCTTTTCCGGCTGCCTGCGCGGACCTTTGTTACGGTTGGCTACTTTCGGGTTTAAATCTGCTTCGTTCCCGCCGTCGTTAAATTTTCCGATCCGGGCGTGACGCTCTGACTGGCGCGCCAGCAGGTCAATTTCCTTGAAGTCTTTCCCTTCTTTCTGCTCCTTCATGATGAGCTGGCAGTAACGTGCGGCGGTGGTGAGCTGCATCTGATCCAGCGGCCCATAGTCGCCCCACTTGTCGCGCTTCTTCCAGCTGTGAACGGTTGCAACTTTCTCGCCCAGCATTTCAGCAATGCGGGCTACGCGGTATCCCTGAAAGTACAGCAGCATGGCCTGCCGACGGGGATCGAGGTCTGCGGGGGTCAGTGTCGTGTTCATGGCCCAAACATACGGCCTTGGATGGAGGCTTTCCCCGGCTGCGGTTTGTGTGGTTTACCGTACAAATACAGCGCGTTGTCTCACTCCCCCCATCACCGCAAACATAAGGCTCCAGTAAGTTATTTCTAACGGAGCACGGCTCATGACAGTGAAAGCAAAGCGTTTCCGTATCGGGGTGGAAGGTGCCACCACTGACGGGCGCGAGATCCAGCGTGAATGGCTGGTACAGATGGCTGCCAGCTACAACCCGACGGTCTATACCGCGCTGATTAACCTTGAGCACATCAAGTCTTATCTGCCGGACAGCACCTTTAACCGCTACGGCAGGGTGACGGGGCTGGTTGCTGAAGAAATCCAGGACGGCCCGCTGGCGGGCAAGATGGCGCTTTATGCCGATATCGAACCCACGGACGCCCTGGTGGAACTGGTGAAGAAAGGCCAGAAGCTTTTCACCTCCATGGAGGTCAGCACGAAGTTTGCCGACACCGGCAAAGCCTATCTTGTGGGGCTGGGTGCGACGGACGATCCGGCGAGCCTGGGCACCGAAATGCTGGCTTTCAGCGCCAGTGCAGCACATAACCCGCTGGCAAACCGTAAGCTGAACCCTGAAAACCTGTTTTCGGAAGCGGTTGAAACGCTGATTGAACTGGAAGAAGCCCAGGACGAAAAGCCGTCCCTCTTTGCCCGCGTCACCGCGCTGTTCACCAAAAAAGAGCAGACCGACGATGCGCGATTCTCTGATGTGCATAAAGCCGTGGAGCTGGTCGCTACTGAGCAGCAGATCCTGAGCGAGCGCACTGACAAATCCCTGTCCGATCAGGACCAGCGCCTTTCTGAGCTGGAGTCCTCCCTGCAGGAGCAGCAGACCGCCTTTGCCGAGTTACAGCAGCAGCTGAGCCGTGAAGACAGCCGCAAAGATTACCGCCAGCGCGCGCCGGGTGGTGACGCACCGGCAGGCACCCTGACCAATTGCTGATGGAGCATAAAACCCGATGAAAAAGAAAACCCGCTTTGCCTTTAACGCTTACCTGCAGCAACTGGCGCGCCTGAACGGTGTGGAAGTTGAAGAACTGTCCAGCAAGTTTACCGTGGAGCCGTCCGTGCAGCAGACGCTGGAAGACCAGATCCAGCAGTCCGCCGCTTTCCTGACGGTTATTAACATCACGCCGGTCACTGAGCAGTCCGGTCAGTTGCTGGGGCTGGGCGTTGGCAGCACCATTGCCGGAACCACCGATACCACCACCAAAGAGCGCGAGCCTACCGATCCGACGCTGATGAAAGACGTGGAATACAAATGCGAGCAGACCAACTTTGATACGGTGCTGACCTACGCAAAACTGGACATGTGGGCGAAATTCCAGGACTTCCAGGTGCGTATTCGCAACGCCATCGTCAAGCGTCAGGCGCTGGACCGCATCATGATCGGCTTTAACGGCGTGAAGCGCGCCAAAACCTCCAACCGTGCTGAAAACCCGCTGCTGCAGGACGTCAAAAAAGGCTGGCTGCAGAAAATCCGCGAAGACGCGCCGGATCACGTCATGGGCAGCAAAACCGCAGAAGACGGCACCACTACTGCAGAACCAGTAAAAGTAGGTCCGGGTGGTAAGTATGTAAATCTTGACGCGGTGGTGATGGATACCGTCAACGAGCTGATCGATGTGGAGTATCAGGATGATGACGAGCTGGTTGTTGTCTGCGGACGTGAACTGCTGTCTGACAAGTATTTCCCGCTGGTCAACAAAGAGCAGGACAACAGCGAGAAAATCGCCGCCGATCTGATCATCAGCCAGAAACGCATGGGCGGCCTGCAGGCTGTGCGCGCGCCTTTCTTCCCGGCAAATGCCCTGCTGATCACCCGTCTGGATAACCTGTCCATCTACTGGCAGGAAGATACCCGCCGCCGTTCAGTTATCGACAACCCGAAACGCGACCGGATTGAAAACTTTGAATCCGTCAACGAGGCGTATGTGGTCGAGGACTACCGCTGCGCGGCGCTGGTAGAAAACATCGAAATCGGTGATTTCAGCGCGCCTGCCGCACCGGAAAGTGGGGCATAACGCATGAGCCTGAGTCCCGCACGGCAGCACCGCCTGCGCATTCAGGCTGAGCAGGCCGCCCGTGAGGGCGGCAGTGTTCGCCATGCGTCGGGCTATGACCTGATGCTGCTGCAGCTGGCAGAAGACCGCCGCCGCCTCAAGGGCGTCCAGTCCACGGTGAAAAAGGCGGAAATCAAGGTGGAACTGCTGCCGAAATATTCCGCCTGGGCGGAGGGCGTGCTGGCTGCCGGAGGTGCGCAGCAGGATGACGTGCTGATGTACGTGATGCTGTGGCGTATTGACGCCGGTGATTATGCCGGTGCGCTCGAAATCGGGCGCCATGCGCTGCGCCATGGCTGGGTGATGCCTCTGGGCAACCGTAACGTGCAGACCGTGCTGGCAGAAGAAATGGCAGACGCGGCGCAAAGCGCTCTGCTTGCCGCTGCCGGTTTTGATGCCGATCTGCTTCTGCAGACGCTGGACCTGACCACCGATCTGGATATGCCGGACCAGTCGCGGGCGCGCCTGCATAAAGCCATCGGCGCTGTACTGAGCGAAAGCAACCCGGCGTCTGCCCTGAATCACCTTAACCATGCGCTGCAGCTTGATCCCCGCTGCGGTGTGAAAAAAGAAAAGCAGCAGCTGGAGCGCAGACTGCGCAATGACAGCCGCTAACGAACGTGCCCCGCGCACGGGCGGCACGGAATGGCGAAAGGCACTGCCACATCAAAATTCCGTCCACCGCCCACTTATTCAGGAGAAAGCCGCATGAAGTTTGTTGCGCCAGAACAGGCACCGGAACAGGCGGAGGTCATCAAAAATACGCCGTTCTGGCCTGATGTGGATCTGTCGGAATTTCGCAGTGTGATGCGCACTGACGGCACGGTGACGCAGCCGCGTTTAAAACAGGTCGTGCTGACGGCAATTTCTGAGGTTAACGCTGAGCTGTTCGACTTCCGCAACCGTCAGCAGATGCTGGGCTGGCGGACACTTGCTGAGGTTCCAGCAGAAATGCTGGACGGCAAAAGCGAGCGTATCCGGCACTACCACAACGCTGTTTTTTGCTGGGCGCGCGCCGTGCTCAATGAGCGTTATCAGGACTATGACGCCACGGCGTCAGGTGTGAAGCGAGGGGAGGAGCTGTCGGAGGCCAGCGGCGATCTGTGGCGTGATGCCCGCTGGGCTATCAGCCGGGTGCAGGATGCACCGCACTGTACGGTGGAGCTTATCTGATGAAAGTGCGTGCGCATCAGTATGACACGGTGGACGCGCTTTGCTGGCGTCATTACGGGCGTACGCAGGGTGTCACTGAGCAGGTTCTGCAGGCAAATCCGGGGCTGGCTGAGTACGGCCCATTTTTACCGCACGGGCTGCAGGTGGAGCTGCCGGACATTACGGCGTCAACCACGGCGCAGACCGTCCAGCTATGGGACTGAATTATGACGCTTGAACGAATCAGCGCCTTTATCACTTACTGCATCGCCGTGCTGCTGGCATGGCTGGGCGATCTGTCGCTCAAGGATGCGTCAACGGTTGGCGGCGTACTGATTGGTGTGCTGATGCTGGCTATCAACTGGTACTACAAACACCAGTCTTTCAAATTGTTACGTGGCGGCAAAATTTCGCGGGGGGAATATGAATCCTTCAATCGTTAAGCGCTGCCTTGTCGGGGCGGTGCTGGCTATCGCCGCCACGCAGCCCGGTTTCCAGTCGCTTCATACCTCCGTTGAGGGGCTGAAACTGATCGCCGATTACGAGGGATGCCGCCTGCAGCCTTATCAGTGCAGCGCGGGCGTGTGGACCGACGGGATCGGCAATACGTCCGGTGTGGTGCCGGGCAAAACTATCACGGAACGGCAGGCGGCGCAGGGACTTATCACCAATGTGCTGCGCGTGGAGCGGGCGCTGGAAAAATGTGTGGTGCAGCCGATGCCGCAAAAGGTCTATGACGCGGTGGTGTCGTTTGCTTTCAACGTGGGCACCGGCAACGCCTGCAGCTCCACGCTGGTTAAGTTGCTGAACCAGCGGCGCTGGGCGGATGCCTGCCATCAACTGCCGCGCTGGGTATATGTCAAAGGTGTGTTTAATCAGGGGCTGGACAACCGCCGCGCGCGGGAAATGGCCTGGTGCTTAAAAGGAGCATAACGGAATGAAAAAGAAAGTCATGAGCGTTTTTTTCCAGCTGGCATGGGCTGCGCTGTTGGTTATCAGCCTGCTGTATCCGCGCAGCGTTGCGCCGGTTCTGGTTGGTGCGTCTGTCTGGGTGTCATGCTTCCTCGCCTGGCTGCTTGCTGCGCTGTGCGCTGTCGGGTGGTTCGCCGGAGATCGGGCGCGCGATGAGGTCAGGGCGGCATTGCTGAAATTCAGGGCGCACCCCGTAAAACCCGTGCGTACATGGGTAATCAGGCTGCTTATTGTTCTGTGCCTGGCGTTTTCTGGATGGGTGATCACCCTGGTGTTTTACCTGCTGACGCTGGTTCTGTATCAGATTGCCCGCGCGCCGCTTCATGAGCCGATGGCGGCCTGATGCGTGCGCTGGCGGTAGTGCTGGCGCTGGCACTTGCGGCGCTGGGCTGGCAGTCGTGGCGGCTTAACAATGCCAGCCACACTATCGAGACGCAGGGCGCGGCGCTGAAAAGCAAAACGCAGGAGCTGACGAAGAAAAACAGCCAGCTGATCGGCCTGTCCATTCTGACCGAAACCAACAGCCGGGAGCAGGCGCGGCTTTATGCGGCAGCGGAACAGACCACCGCACTTCTGCGCAGCCGCCAGCACCGGATCGAGGAACTGAAACGTGAAAACGAGGATTTGCGCCGCTGGGCTGATACTCCTTTGCCTGCTGACATTATCCGGCTGCGGGAGCGTCCGGCCCTCGCCGGAGGTGCAGCTTACCGTGAGTGGCTGTCCCAGAGTGACGCAGTGCCGTCTGGAAAGGTCAGCGCCGCGCAGTAACGGCGATCTGAACGCGGTGCTGGATGAAACCGAGGCCGCCTGGGCGGTCTGTGCTGACAAAGTGGACACGATTATTGCGTGTCAGGAGCGAGACAGTGAACAAACCGCAGTCCTTACGCAGCGCGCTGAATAAAGCGGTGCCTTATGTCAGCGACAACCCGGACAAGCTGCACCTTTTCGTTGATAACGGCTCACTGGTGGCAACCGGTGCCAGCTCTATGTCATGGGAATACCGCTACACCCTGAACGTGGTGATCGAGGATTTCAGCGGCGATCAGAATCTGCTGATGGCTCCTGTGCTGCTGTGGCTAAGTGACAACCAGCCGGATGCTATCAATAACCCGGAGCTGCGCGAAAAACTGTTCACCTTTGAAGTGGATATTCTGCGCAACGATGTGTGCGATATCAGCCTGAACCTGCAACTGACGGAGCGCGTGCTGGTCAGCACTGACGGCAGCGTGTCAAGCGTTGAAGCGGCGCCGGAGCCGGACGAACCCGAAGAAATGTGGACGGTGAAACGTGGATGAACTGCAGAGGGTGGATGACTGGCTGACGGCGCTACTGGCGAATCTGGAGCCTGCCGCGCGCAGCCGTATGATGCGGCAACTGGCGCAACAGTTGCGCCGGACGCAGCAGCAGAACATCAGGCTGCAGCGTAATCCTGACGGCAGCGGCTATGAGCCGCGCCGGGTGACAGCCCGCAGCAAGAAGGGACGCATCAAACGCCAGATGTTTGCAAAGCTTCGCACCACAAAATACCTGAAAACCACCGCCAGTGCGGACTTCGCCAGCGTGCAGTTTGATGGCAAGGCGCAGCGCATTGCCCGTGTTCACCATTATGGCCTGCGGGATCGCGTCAGCCGAAAAGGCCCGGAGGTTCGCTACGCAGAGCGCCGCCTGCTGGGCGTGAATGAAGAAGTGGAAACCGTCACCAGTGACACCCTGCTGCGCTGGCTGGCGGGGTGATCTTTGTGCCACCGCTGGTACAAGCGCCCGCGCTGCCTCCCTTTTCCCTCTGATGGCAACCTTTCGTTATGAATGCACAACTGACCGAAATTATGCGCCTTATCACCAACCTGATCCGCACCGGCACCGTGACCGAAGTGGACCGGGAAAACTGGCTGTGCCGGGTGAGAGTGGGCGAGCTTGAAACCAACTGGATTAACTGGCTGACGCTGCGTGCCGGTGGTGCCCGTACATGGTGGTGTCCGTCGCCGGATGAGCAGGTGGTGGTACTGAGCATGGGTGGCAATCTGGAAACCGCTTTTGTGCTGCCCGCCATCTACTCCAATCAGTTTCCGCCGCCGTCGGATTCGGTGGACGGTTGCGTGACGGAGTACCCGGACGGGGGATGGTTTGAGTATGAACCCGCCACCGGACGATGGCATGTCAGGGGCATCAAATCCATGGTGATCGAGGCATCAGACAGCGTCACCTACAAAACCGGTGAGTTTGTGGTGGAGGCTGACACCACGCGCATTAACAGCGAGGTGGTAATCAATGGCGGCGTCACCCAGGGCGGCGGCGCAATGAGTTCTAACGGGATCGTAGTTGATGACCATGAGCATACAGGCGTTCTGAAAGGCGGCGCTAACACGGGAGGTCCGGTATGACGTTGTATATCGGTATGAGCAGGAATGACGGGCAGGCCATTGCAGATACAGACCATCTGCGCCAGTCGGTGCGGGATATTCTGCTGACGCCGCAGGGCAGCCGTCTTGCTCGCCGGGAATATGGCTCCCTGCTGTCTGCCCTGATTGACCAGCCGCAGAACCCGGCGCTGCGCCTGCAGATTATGTCTGCGGTCTATGTGGCGCTGAACCGTTGGGAGCCGCGCCTTACGCTGGACTCCATCATCATCAACGGCAATTTTGACGGCTCTATGGCGGTTGAGCTTACCGGGCACAGCAATAACGGCGCGCCAGTTTCCCTTTCCGTATCAACAGGAGCAGACAATGGCAGTCATTGATCTTTCCCGGCTACCTCCGCCACAAATTGTGGACGTGCCGGACTTTGAGGCATTGCTGGCAGAGCGTAAGGCCGCCTTTGTGGCCCTCCATCCGGCTGATGAACAGGAGGCTGTTATGCGCACGTTAGCGCTGGAGTCAGAACCTGTCACTAAACTGCTGCAGGAAAATACTTACCGCGAAATCCTGCTGCGCCAGCGTATTAATGAGGCTGCGCAGGCGGTCATGGTGGCCTATTCCATGGGAAATGACCTTGAACAACTGGCAGGTAACTGCAACGTGAAGCGCCTGACGGTAGTCCCTGCCGATAATGACGCGGTGCCGCCGGTCGCCGCAGTGATGGAAAGTGATGAAGCATTACGCCAGCGCATTCCTGCAGCATTTGAGGGGCTGTCCGTTGCAGGGCCGACGGGAGCCTATGAGTTCCACGCCAGAAGTGCCGACGGGCGCGTGGCTGATGCCAGCGCAACCAGTCCAGCACCGGCTGAGGTGGTGCTTACCGTACTGAGCCGCGAGGGTGATGGTACGGCAGGGGCTGACCTGCTGGCAGTGGTTGAACAGGCGCTTAACAGTGAAAAGGTTCGCCCGGTGGCAGACCGCCTGACGGTGCGCAGCGCTGAAATTATTCCGTACAGCGTGGACGCGACGATCTTCCTTTATCCTGGGCCGGAGGCTGAGCCGGTGATGGCAGAAGCAAAAGCCAGTCTGCAGAAATACATCGCCAGTCAGACGCGGCTGGGACGTGATATCCGCCGCAGCGCCATTTATGCCGCGTTGCACGTGGAGGGCGTCCAGCGTGTGGAGCTGACGTCCCCGCAGGGTGATGTGGTGCTGGATAAGACGCAGGCGGCATCCTGTACTGAATGGAGCATCACCAACGGGGGCACAGATGAATAGTCTGTTGCCGCCGGGTTCGTCGCCGCTTGAGCGCAGACTGGCGCAGACCTGCAGCGGGATTTCCGATCTGCAGGTATCGCTGCGAGATTTGTGGAATCCGGCAACCTGTCCGATCAGATTCCTGCCCTATCTGGCCTGGGCGTTTTCTGTTGACCGCTGGGATGAAAGCTGGACAGAAAGCGTCAAGCGCCGCGTTGTGCAGGACGCGTTTTATATCCATCAGCACAAGGGGACAACCAGCGCCGTGCGGCGCGTGGTGGAGCCGTTCGGATTTCTGATCCGCATCATTGAGTGGTGGCAGACTGGCGAAACACCGGGGACGTTCCGTCTGGATATTGGCGTGCAGGACCAGGGCATAACAGAAGAAACCTATCTGGAGCTGGAGCGTCTGATCGGTGATGCCAAACCGTGCAGCCGTCATCTGGTTGGCATGTCCATCAACCTGCAGACAGGCGGCCCGTATTTTGTGGGTGCAGCCACTTATACCGGCGAAGAAATCACGATCTACCCGTATATAAACGAAACCATTATTTCCGGCGGCACCGCTTATGAGGGCGGCGCGGTCCATGTTATTGACACGATGAGAGTGAACCCATGAGCGCAAAATTTTATACCCTGCTGACGGATATCGGCGCGGCGAAACTGGCAAGCGCCGCCGCGCTCGGTGTCCCACTAAAAATTACCCATATGGCGGTGGGCAGTGGTGGCGGTGTGCTGCCCACACCCAACGCGCAACAGACCGCGTTAGTGGCTGAGGAACGCCGCGCAGCGCTGAATATGCTGTATATCGACCCACAGAACAGCAGCCAGATTATTGCTGAGCAGGTGATCCCCGAAACTGAGGGCGGTTGGTGGATTCGTGAAGTCGGCCTGTTTGATGAAACAGGGGCGCTGATTGCCGTGGGAAACTGCCCGGAGAGCTACAAGCCGCAGCTCGCGGAGGGGAGCGGGCGCACGCAGACCGTGCGCATGGTGTTGATTACCAGCAGTACCGATAATATCACCCTGAAAATTGACCCGGCAGTGGTGCTGGCAACCCGCAAGTATGTGGATGACAAGGTGCTGGAGCTTAAGGTGTATGTGGATGACCTGATGTCAAAACACCTTGCCGCAGCAGATCCTCATACCCAATACGCACCTAAAGAAAGTCCGACGCTGACGGGTATGCCGAAAGTGCCAACCGCACCGGCAGGAACCAATACCACGCAGATTGCCAGCACAGCGTTTGTGCAGGCGGTGGTCACTGCGCTAAATAACGCGCTGGCGCTGAAAGCTCCTCTTGCAAGTCCGGCGCTGACCGGAGCGCCGACAGCTCCCACTGCAGCACAGACGGTCAACAATACGCAGGTTGCCACCACGGCATTTGTTAAATCAGCCATTGCGGCGCTGGTTGCATCATCTCCGGCGGCTCTGGACACGCTGAATGAGCTGGCGGAAGCGTTGGGTAATGATCCTAACTTTGCCACCACCATGACAAATGCGCTGGCAGGCAAACAGCCGCTGGATACCACGCTGACAAGCCTCAGTGGCAAAAGTATTTCAGAACTTCTCCAATACCTTGGTTTGGGAACAGCGGCAAAAAGCGGTGTCGTTCAGACAACAGGTCAGTCTGAAAAAGACGTTATCAGCCAAAAGGGAGCAACAGATAACTTTGCTTTAAAGAGCCTTTTTGATCACTTTGGTGGTGCAACGCTAATGTTTAATGCGGACCGGGATTACTCTCTGCAATTGAGTGATTCAGGAGCCTTATCTCTTTACAGCTTAGCTCTCAATAAAATGGTTATGTCATGGTCTTCATCCGGAGAGTTGGTTGCAGGAACTATCGGGTTTGAGCATGTAAAGGAGCTGAAATCAGCGGCTAAAAGAGACGTGGGTAACAGCGCAGGTCAGATACCGGATATGGGTTATTTCGAACTTTCTGGTATCGGCACTGATAACATGATTGCAAAATTCCCTAATGGTCTGATTATCCAGGTATTCCGTAGAAACATTAGTAACAGTGCGTCCGTCGGCGTAGCTACCATAAATCCTGTTACCTTCCCGACGCCATTTCCGGGGGCTGTGTGGGGTGTATTTTGTACAAAAATGACCTATGCACAAATTAATACATCCTGTGAAAGCGTAACAAACAGCGGGTTTAGCGCCACGACTTGCGCTGTTTCCGGTGTGGCATCAACAACCTTATCAAGCGCTGTTTTCCTTGCCGTTGGGTACTAAATATGAAATTAAATAAAGTTAATTTTATCTGGGATGTAATTAATGTTCGTCTTCTCGCTTATTTACTCAAAGATGAGTATGAAGCTGCCGGAATGTGGCCTGAGAATGGCATCGATGTTTCTGATGAGGTATCAGCCGAATTTACCGGACAGCCACCGGAAGGAAAAACTATTGGTGTGGGTGCTGATGGGATGCCAGCGTGGGTGGATATTCCACCACCCACACGGGAGGAGTTGATTTCTGCCGCAGAACAGGTTCGCCAGCAACTACTGGCCCATGCCGACGCTGTTATGTTGGATTGGCGTACAGAACTGATGCTGGGGGAAATCAGCGACGCCAACAGGGATAAACTGTCGGCGTGGATGACCTATAAAAACGAGGTTAAAGCGGTTGACGTGACAGCCGACCCCGAGCATGTTAACTGGCCTGTTCCCCCGGAGGTGTAGGCCATTCAATATCTGGTGCACTTGAGGTATCTACCGATTCCAGTATATCCAGATAATCCAGCCACAAGTTGTATTGCGCCAGTTCGTCACCTTTCAGCCGACCAATTGCTGCCTTACCGGGCCACTGCTTACTGTTGACGTATTCAGTGGCTTCATTAATCAGGAGACGTTTTTTATTCTCTGCCGCACTGATAGCGGACTCTTTTGCGGTTATTACCGTGAAACTACCCATTTAATATTACCTCGCGAGTAAGCATTTCACTCTCTTCAGCATCAGGACCATAGAAGCCAATTAATTCTACGATGATCTCTCCTGACTCCTTTCTGGCCTTCAGTACAGGATTGGGGCTTAACACTGAAACAAAATCGACTGCGATATCGCCATCCTTCAGCGTGCTGAAATCGAATGAATCAGTAACACCATCAACTTCAATCGTTAATACGTCGCCCTTTGCCGACACGTTCATAACGTTATCAGAGCGCTGGGGAGTAAGGATTGCTTTCATCAGAACCACCTTCCTATAGCTGTATACCCAAGATATGCCGCTGCATTTTGCACATTGCTAATCAGCGCCAGTGAAGTCCCTGTCAGTGAACGTCCGCGAACGGAAGGCCACGAAGAAGTACCACCAGAAGAAAGCGAAGCGGAAGGTGTGACTGTGGGCGTAGTGCCAACGAAGGTTGCCGGAAAAGTGAGCCCCACTTCACTGGAAAAATAAAGGTTAGTTGTGCCGCCGCTGGAGTTGTTTGCTGTGGATTCAGCAGACCGTGTAAACCAGCAGATTAATGTTCCGTCTGCAAATTTAGTGTACTCACCATTAGAGTTAGAACCCCGCTCAATAATTGCACCGGTTGGAGCGCCCCCTGTCTGGGATACTGCGCCAACCATCGCAGTTCTCTGAATTGCCCCGGTTATCCGTGAATCATCTCCTGCAGCAACCGTACCGGCAGTCGTACCCGTGTTTTTTGCGGCGGCATTACCCAGGACCACCCAGTTAAGCCATACTTTTGCATCACCACTATAGGCACGAAACGCAAATTTAAGCGGGTTGTAGCCAATCGCTATCTGAATGTCATACGAGCCTTCAATACTGTCTACCGTTAAAACAGTAGCATTGAACCCTGGCGAGTTCTGCGCATCCTGATATGCGAACCCCGTGCTGTTTTTCGGCGGGGCGTTTAAATCCGCAATTATTTTACCCGTATGAATAACGGCTTTTGTCGCATTTTCTAAACCAACCTTTCAAAGATTTTAAATGCGCTGCTAACGATCATTTTTCGTCAATATCAATTGTGCTATTTCCCACACATAGCCCGGCGCGTGCGCCGCGCGCATATCAACCAGAACATAGGCACACCCCCTGTAAACCGGAGAGACTGCCTTATGGCTCAGGATTACCACCACGGGGTGCGCGTTGTTGAAGTCAACGAGGGCACCCGATCCATTACCACGGTGAGCACCGCCATCGTGGGCATGGTCTGCACCGGCGATGATGCTGATGCTTCCATGTTTCCCCTCAACAAGCCGGTTCTGCTGACCGATGTGCTGACCGCCAGCGGCAAAGCGGGAGAGTCCGGCACGCTGGCCCGTTCGCTGGATGCGATTGCAGACCAGGCTAAACCCGTGACCGTCGTTGTGCGCGTGGCGCAGGGCGAAACCGAAGCGGAAACCACCTCCAACATTATCGGCGGTGTGACTGCTGACGGTAAAAAAACGGGCATGAAAGCGCTGCTATCGGCGCAGTCGCAGCTCGGTGTCAAGCCGCGCATTCTCGGTGTGCCGGGACACGACACGCAGGCAGTTGCCACTGAGCTGCTGAGCGTGGCACAGAGTCTGCGCGGGTTTGCTTATCTGTCCGCCTACGGCTGCAAAACGGTAGAAGAAGCAATTGCCTACCGTGACAATTTCAGCCAGCGCGAGGGGATGCTGATCTGGCCTGACTTTATCAACTTTGACACTGTGCTGAATGCAGACGCGACAGCTTACGCCTCCGCCCGTGCGCTCGGCCTGCGAGCCAAAATTGACGAGCAGACCGGTTGGCACAAGACCCTGTCCAACGTGGGCGTGAACGGTGTCACCGGCATTTCCGCTGATGTGTTCTGGGATCTGCAGGACCCGGCAACCGATGCGGGACTGCTCAACCAGAATGACGTCACCACGCTTATCCGCAAAGACGGCTTCCGCTTCTGGGGTTCCCGCTGCCTCAGTGACGATCCGCTGTTTGCCTTTGAGAACTACACCCGCACGGCGCAGGTGCTGGCTGACACCATCGCTGAAGCGCACATGTGGGCGGTGGATGGCGTGCTCAACCCATCGCTGGCCCGCGACATTATCGAAGGTATTCGCGCCAAATTGCGCAGCCTGGTGAATCAGGGATACCTCATCGGGGCTGACTGCTGGCTGGATGAGTCAGTGAACGATAAAGACTCTCTGAAAGCCGGGAAGCTCACCATCGACTACGACTACACGCCTGTGCCGCCGCTTGAAAATCTGATGCTGCGCCAGCGCATCACCGATCGCTACCTGGTCGATTTTGCCAGCCGTGTCAGTGCATAAGGGGGATACATGGCATTACCACGCAAGTTAAAACACCTGAACCTGTTCAACGACGGGAACAACTGGCAGGGGATCGTTGAGTCCCTGACTCTGCCGAAATTCACCCGCAAGTTTGAGAAGTATCGCGGCGGCGGTATGCCGGGCGCGGTGGATGTGGATATGGGGCTGGATGACGGCGCACTGGACACGGAATTTTCAATCGGCGGCACCGAACTGTTGTTATTCAAGCAGATGGGCAAGGCAACCGTTGATGGTATCCAGCTGCGTTTCACCGGCTCTATTCAGCGTGACGATACCGGCGAAGTTCAGGCCATTGAGCTGGTTGTGCGCGGGCGTCATAAAGAAGTGGATTCCGGCGAGTGGAAAACCGGCGAGAGCAGCACCACCAAAGTCAGCAGCACCAACAGCTACGCGAAGCTGACCATTAACGGCGAAGTGCTCTATGAGGTTGATCTGGTCAACATGATTGAAATCGTTGACGGCGTGGACCTGATGGAAGCACACCGTAACGCCCTTGGCCTCTGATTTAACTTAACGGCGCGGTGATCCGCGCCAGTATCTGATTAACAGGAAACGAACATGAGCGACAAGCTGACTGAAAAAACCGTACAACTGGATACGCCAATCATGCGCGGTAAAACCCAAATCACCGAAATTGTGCTGCGTAAGCCGCAGTCCGGTGCGCTGCGCGGCACCCGACTGCAGGCCATTATGGATATGGACGTGGGGGCCATGATGACAGTGATCCCGCGTATTTCTACCCCAACGCTGACCGCACAGGAAATGGCTGAACTGGACCCCGCCGATCTCACCGCGCTGTCGGTCGAGGTGGTGACTTTTTTGTTGAAGAAGTCGGTGCTTGCCGGTTTACCGACAGCCTGACGATTGATGACCTGGTGGCGGATATCGCCACCATCTTTCACTGGTCGCCGTCCATCACTGACGTTATGCCGCTGACTGAGGTGCTGGAGTGGCGGCACAAAGCGATTCAGAGAAGCGGGGCCAGCGATGAGTGACAATAACCTGCGTCTGCAGGTGATTCTGAATGCGGTTGACAAGCTCACCCGCCCATTTCGATCCGCGCAGGCCAGCTCAAAAGAGCTGGCTACCGCTATTCAGCAAAGCCGCGCCCGGCTGAAAGAGTTAGATTCTCAGGCGGGCAGAATTGATGGCTTCCGTAAGGCCAGCGCGCAGCTGGCAGTCACAGGTAACAGCCTTAAAGCCGCCCGCGAAGAAGCGGCAAAACTCGCCACGCAGTTTACTGCGACCAACCGCCCGACGGCAGCACAGGCCAGACTGCTTGAGCAGGCTAAAAATCGCGTCACCGATTTACAGGGAAAATATAACGGGCTGCGTCAGTCAGTGCAGCGTCAGCGCCTTGCGCTGAATGAGGCAGGGCTTGATACAAAGAAACTGAGCAGCGCACAGCGTGAGCTACGGCAGAACGCCGATGAAACCCGACTGGCACTGGAGCGACAGCAAAAATCCCTGAAACGCCTGGGTGAACAGCAGGCGAGAATGAATGCGGTTCGTGATCAGTATTCGCGCCGTCTTGAGGTTCGGGATCGCATAGCCGGAGCCGGAGCCACCACCACAGCTGCCGGGCTGGCAATGGGTGCGCCGGTTTTGGCTGCAGTGAAAAGCTACGCCAGCATGGAAGATGCCATGAAAGGCGTGGCAAAGCAGGTAAACGGGCTGCGGGACGATAACGGCAACCGTACAAAACAGTTTTATGACATGCAGGATGCCATTAAGGCTGCCAGTGAGCAGCTGCCGATGGAGAATGGCGCTATAGACTATGCCGCGCTGGTTGAAGGCGGCGCGCGCATGGGCGTGACCAACCAGGACGATCCTTACGAAGACCAGAAACGTGACCTGCTGGCCTTTGCATCCACGGCGGCAAAAGCTGCAACGGCCTTTGAGCTGCCCGCCGATGAGCTGGCGGAAGGATTGGGGAAAATCGCGCAGCTCTATAAAGTGCCGACGCGCAATATTGAACAACTGGGCGATGCGCTGAACTACCTGGACGATAACGCCATGTCAAAGGGTGGGGACATTATCAACGTCCTGCAGCGTATGGGGGGCGTGGCTGACCGCCTTGACTTCCGAAAGGCTGCTGCGCTGGGTTCAACATTCCTTTCTCTTGGGGCTGCCCCGGAAATTGCCGCCAGCGCCTCTAATGCCATGGTGCGTGAACTGTCCATTGCCACCATGCAAAGTAAGCGCTTCTTTGAAGGTATGAACCTGCTGAAACTCAATCCTGCGGAGATTGAAAAGCAGATGACTACCGATGCCATGGGCACCATTCAGCGGGTTCTGGAGAAGGTCAACAATCTGCCGCAGGATAAACGCCTGTCAGCCATGACAATGATTTTTGGTAAAGAGTTTGGCGATGATGCGGCAAAGCTGGCTAACAACCTGCCGGAGCTGCAGCGTCAGCTGAAACTCACATCAGGCAGTGGTGCTAATGGCTCGATGCAGAAAGAATCCGACATTAACAAGGATTCATTGTCTGCGCAGTGGTTGCTGGTTAAGACTGGCGCGCAGAACGCTTTCAGCAGTCTGGGGGAAACGTTGCGCCAGCCGCTGATGGATATTATGGGCATGGTTAAGGGCGTGACCGGGGCGCTGCGTCGCTGGGTGGAGCAGAATCCCGTGCTGGCTGGCACGCTGATGAAAGTGGCGGCGGCTACGGCGGCTGTCACTGTCGGGCTGGGTACACTTGCCGTGGCAGTGGCTGCTGTGCTGGGGCCGATTGCGGTGATTCGGTTTGGCCTGTCTGTGCTGGGTGTAAAAACATTACCTTCCGTTGCTGCAGCGGTAACACGTACTGGCGGTGCCCTGTCATGGCTGGCAGGTGCGCCACTTTCCCTGTTGCGTCGGGGGATGGCGTCATCCGGTGGCAGTGTCGGGTTGCTGAGTGCCCCGTTTAATTCCCTGCGTCGCTCAGCCGGAATAGCGGGTAATGCACTGAAAACGGTGGCAGGTGCGCCGCTTGCCATGTTCCGTGCCGGTATGTCAGGCATCCGTAATATTATCGGTATGGTGATGAATCCGCTGGCGGCGTTGCGGGGTGGGCTGACAGCTACCGGTGGCGTATTGCGTTTTCTTGTTTCTGGTCCGCTGGCATTACTTCGCGGCGCGCTGTTTGGTATTTCCGGCATGCTGGGTGCGCTGCTCAGTCCGATAGGGCTGGTTGTGGCTGCGCTGGCTGGTGTGGCGCTGGTTGTGTGGAAATACTGGCAGCCCATCAGTGCATTTCTGGGGGGCGTGGTGGAAGGGTTCAAAGCCGCTGCTGCACCCATCAGCGCCGCCTTTGAGCCGCTCAGACCCGTGTTTCAGTGGATTGGTGACAGGGTGCAGGCCTTGTGGGGCTGGTTCAGTGATTTGCTGACCTCGGTTAAATCCACTTCCGAAGAACTGAACAGCGCAGCTGCAATGGGGCGCCGGTTTGGTGAGGCGCTGGCGGAAGGTCTGAATAGGGTGATGCACCCGCTGGAGTCTCTTAAATCCGGTGTGTCATGGCTACTGGAAAAGCTCGGTATTGTCAGTAAGGAGGCGGCAAAGGCGAAACTGCCTGCGCAGGTCACGCAGCAGCAATCCGCCACAGTGAACAGTGACGGCAAAGTGGTGCTGCCGCCAGACGGGTTCCCGGCTTACGCAGGGATGTACGACACGGGCGGGATCATTCCACGCGGGCAGTTTGGCATTGTTGGAGAAAATGGCCCTGAAATTGTGAACGGACCGGCAAATGTCACCAGCAGGCGGCGTACTGCTGCGCTTGCCTCTGTCGTTGCTGGCGTGATGGGGGCCGCTGCGACACCTGCAGAAGCGGCCCCGCTTCATCCGTTCAGTCTGCCTGCGAGGGCATACCAGACGCAGCCAGTGAAGGCTGACAGCCCGCCGTCAGTTATTCGTTATGAGATAAATGCGCCCATTCATATCGTTGCGCAGCCGGGACAGAGTGCGCAGGATATTGCCCGTGAAGTGGCACGCCAGCTTGACGAGCGGGAACGCAGGGCCAGGGCAAAAGCACGCAGCAATTTCAGCGATCAGGGGGGGTATGAATCATGATGATGGTGCTGGGTTTATATGTATTTATGTTGCGCACTGTCCCTTATCAGGAGTTGCAGTATCAGCGCAACTGGCGACATGCCGCCAACAGCCGGGTGAACCGCCGCCCGTCAACGCAGTTTCTTGGCCCGGATAATGATTCACTGACACTGTCCGGGGTTCTGCTGCCGGAAGTGACCGGAGGCAGGCTGTCATTGCTGGCGCTGGAGTTGATGGCAGAGCAGGGCAAAGCGTGGCCTTTGATTGAAGGCAGCGGAACCATTTACGGCATGTTTGTTATTGAAAGTCTGAGCCAGACAAAGACGGAGTTTTTTGCCAGCGGTATGCCCAGGCGCATTGAGTTTACGATCACCCTCAAACGGGTTGATGAATCGCTGTCTGACATGTTCGGGAGCCTGAGTGACCAGCTCAGCAACCTGCAGGACTCTGCTGCCTCTGCGATTGGGGGGATTAAGAACACGGTAGGAGGATTGCTGCAGTGAACGTTAATTCTGATCTTCTGAATCTGAACAGCAAAAGCCCGGCTTTCAGTATCGTCATTGAAGGTAAGGACGTGACGACCGTGCTGGATACCCGTCTGATGAGTCTGACGCTGACGGATAACCGGGGCTTTGAAGCGGACCAGCTTGATCTGGAGCTGGACGACGCCGACGGGCTGATCGCCCTGCCGCGACGTGGGGCAGTGATTCAGCTGGCGCTGGGCTGGAAAGGCCAGCCGCTTTTCCCTAAAGGGGCTTTTACTGTGGATGAAATTGAACACAGCGGTGCCCCTGACCGGCTGACCATCCGGGCGCGTAGCGCAGATTTCCGTGAAACCCTCAATACACGGCGCGAAAAATCATGGCATCAGACAACGGTGGGGGAGGTGGTAAAGGAAATAGCCGCCCGGCATAACCTCAAAATGGCGCTGGGTAAAGACCTGACGGATAAGGCGCTGGATCATCTGGACCAGACCAATGAAAGCGATGCAAGTTTTCTGATGAAACTGGCGAGACAGTATGGGGCGATTGCTTCCGTTAAGGACGGGAATCTGCTGTTTATCCGGCAGGGACAGGGAAGAACGGCGAGCGGCAAGCCGCTGCCGGTTATCACCATCACGCGCAAAGCCGGTGACGGTCATCGGTTCACCCTTGCTGATCGTGGTGCCTATACCGGCGTTATTGCCAGCTGGTTGCATACGCGTGAACCCAGGAAAAAAGAGACAACCAGTGTTAAGCGTCGTCGAAAGAAAACCACCACACCCAAAGAGCCGGAAGCAAAACAGGGCGATTATCTGGTGGGAACGGATGAAAACGTGTTGGTTCTTAACCGTACCTACGCCAACCGGAGCAATGCAGAGCGTGCAGCAAAAATGCAGTGGGAACGTCTGCAGCGTGGGGTTGCTTCATTTTCCCTGCAGCTCGCTGAGGGGCGTGCTGATCTCTATACGGAAATGCCGGTGAAGGTTACGGGGTTTAAGCAGCCGATCGATGATGCAGAATGGACCATTACCACCCTGACGCATTCTGTCAGCCCGGATAATGGATTTACGACCAGCATGGAGCTTGAAGTAAAGATTGATGATTTAGAAATGGAATGAATTTGTTCACAAAATGGATGTGTAGTGTATCATTATGTGATTGCAGGAATTGGTGGGGGAAACGGATATGATGAATTGTCCGAAATGTGGACATGCGGCGCATACTCGTAGCAGCTTTCGGGTATCTGATAACACTAAGGAGCGTTACTGCCAGTGCCAGAATATTAATTGTGGCACCACCTTTGTCACACATGAAACGGTGGTGCGCTTTATTGTCACCCCTGGACTAATCGATCACGCTCCGCCACACCCATTAAACAGTGGTCAAGGCCACATGAATTTCTAACAAGAAACCCGCCTCGGCGGGTTTTTTATTGGAGGCAGTAAAAATTCTGCTGCCATTTTGCTGCCAATTAGGTTCTATTAAATAAAAAAGCCACTCGCTAGAGTGGCTTAATTATATGATTTTAAAGCTAAAATTTGGTGGCCCCTGCTGGACTTGAACCAGCGACCAAGCGATTATGAGAACCATGATAGTCATTCTAAAAACAATTACTTACTTTAATATCAGTGAGTTAGAGCGCCAATATCCACCAATGTGAGCCAATAATCTTAAGTTGCTGCGACACTTTTGCGACATTTCATCTAGATTCGGTCCTCTGGAAGAGCGTACGTAGATGTAACGGATGTCTCTTCAATCAATTTTAAGTAATTATATTTGAATACACACAAGCTATTGTCGTTCAAGGAAATGGCAAAAGCTTTATCACCAATCGTTGAAATATATCTAAATTTATTATTGGAAAGGCATTCTGAGTCTGATTGAACAAGAAATGTATCTCTACCATTCATTATGTCATCTGCTTTTGATTTAGCATTTAGAAATAGAAAAAATGGTGCTGCAATGATTACTGACAAGACAACGCTGTTAAATGGTATTTTATCTTTATATACGGAGGATGTTATATTAAGTAGCATCATCATAATCGGTAGGAATATTAAAAATAATACAATTAGTTTTTTGTATCCAACACTGTCATTATATGTAGTAACAGTCATGAAATAATAAAATACGAATGATAATAAATTAAAGGCATTATTGAGGTAATACTTTAATCTCAATGCTAGTTTTGGGGGAGTAGTATTGGTTGATAGTTTAGGTGTAATTTTAGGTACAGGTGTTGCCAAGAATCCTACACGAACAAAGATAGAGTAGATCACAAATATTGCGAAAGGGCCAGCAATAAGATATATAATCGACGCCATAAGATCGTAAACAGATACATATTGAAGAATGTTTACTTTAAAAGTACTCCAAAATGCCCAAGAATATATTAGCCCATTTGTAATTGCGTATGCCGAAAATATAGCCCATAAAGAAATGTTGAAGTTAAATTTCATTTTTTGACCGCCAATGGATTGTATTTGAGTGCTTCTTCTAAATGATTGGGAGCAAAATGAGCATAACGCATCGTCATCTTAATATCTGTATGTCCAAGGATTTTTTGCAGTACCAAGATATTTCCACCATTCATCATAAAGTGAGATGCAAAGGTATGTCTTAGAACGTGTGTCAGCTGCCCGGCCGGTAATTCAATGCCAGCCCTTTCCAGTGCAGATCTGAATGCGTAATAACATGGGCTAAACAGAACGCCATTTTTTTTCGGAAGCCCGGCAATAAGTTCAGGGTCTAATGGGATGGTGCGATTGCGCTTCCCTTTAGTTTTAATAAATGTGATTTTCCCTGCTGTAATTTGGCTGCGTTTCAGCTTTTCAGCCTCACCCCATCGAGCGCCAGTAGACAGGCAAATCCTGACTATCATTTCCAAATCTTTCGCTGAACTCAGGCGACATTGTTCTAAAAGCCTATCAATCTGCTCTCCGGTCAGATAGGCCATCTCACTTTCTTCGGTTCTAAACTGGCGAACATTTTCTAACGGGTTCGGAGCCTCCCATTCCCCAAGCCTTTTCAATTCATTAAAAACAGCTAAGAAATAAGCATGCTCCAGATTCATAGTACGGGGCGATACTTCAGCAATGCGCTTAGTACGGGCGAAATGGCCATCGAGTCTTTTAGCCCTGTAAGTGGTAAAAAGCTGTGCGGTGAACTCTGTAGCCATAGGGGAACCCATACACTCGTCAGCCCAAAGCATGGCGCTTTTACGCTTCTCTCCATCGCGCAGGGTTATCCCATGGCGCTCAAACCAAAGATGTATCAAATCTGACAGGCGGCGTTTGTCTTTGCCCTGACCAAGCCAAGGTGCGTCCTCCACTTTTTGGAGGGTGTAATTTTCAAACGCCAGCGCTTCGCCTTTGGTGGCAAATTTTTTGCGAACCCGCTTGCCGCGTTTACCGTTGCTTCTTCCTACAGTGTAAAAGTCAGCAACCCATTGACCATTGTCTAATTTCCTAACTGGCATAAGCTAACCATTAAGAATACGTTGTTTCTGTTGCTGAAATTCTTCTTCAGTCAGTATCCCTTCTTCTTTCATTTCTGCCAGCCGTTCAATTTTTGACATTTGTTCGTCAAAAGAATCAGTAGCTTTAGTTGGTTCTTGTTGTGAATGGGCGGGGGTGTTCAAAGTGTTTCTAGTTTCATTCACTAAGTTGGTGAACGGAATTACTGATCCCTTCATTACATTTTTAATGGTGTAATTTTGGCCACTGGTAGAAATCATAATCTCACCAAACATAAGCCCGGTTTTACCGCCAACACTCACTATATTGTTGAGGTTAATGTCGACTTGCTTAACGCCAAAAATCATACCCTTATCGAGAAAAATTACTCGTTTGTTAGTAAGGGTTATTAGCCATGTGTTGCCATCCATCATTCCGCTGGCAATTGCCACTGGTTGTTCGCCAGAATTTAAAATCTCCGGGAGGTGGAAAAATTCTTTTTTGGTACCAAAAGGGGTATCAGATACCACACTGGCCAAGCGTTTCATCTCTGCTTTCAGCTGATCTTTTGATGCTGTTTTGTAGTCAATCATCTTCAAATCCTTATGATTATTTTATGGTCAAGACAACTCTACCAATGGTTTTTATATCTTCAATTGAGCAGTCAAACGCCATACCAACGCCACTAACTCTTACTTTCTTAACAGGGATGCGGGTAAGGGTTCGAATGCTGGTTTTACCTTCAATTTCAACTAGCCATTCATCGTCATAAACCTCTGTAAAAGAAGTATCAACGATAAACTGATTATTCCCCTCAAGGACACATATTGGGGAATTTGGTAAAGGGGTGCCTGGTAAAAATGAGACTTTATCCAGCATGTACATACCAGCATCGTATAGAAGACCATCAACAATTTTTCGGCGGGGCATTTTCAAAATGTCGAGTTCTTCGTCGTCAAATTTCCTACCTTGTCCTGTAGCAAGCCACTCCAGAGAAGCGCCAGTTTCAGCTACACACCTGACAACCATATCAGCCGGAAAAATCCCCCTCTTGAATCGTGCAGACAGGCTGCTGGAAGCCATATCGAAGTGTTCTGCTAATTGAAGTTTTGAGGTGAATCCATAAGCGTCAACGACCCGATCTAAAACGTCGCTACTGTGTCCTATTTGTTCAAAGGAAAATTTGCTCATTAGCTCGCTCTTTCGATTAAGTCGAAATTGATATTGATTTCTCGATTTAGTCGAAGTAGAGTCTCCGTGTTGTAGGTTAAGTCGAATATTGGTTGATAGCGGTGGATATTGGCGTATCCCCTAACCGGAGAAGTTTGCATTATGCGTCCCAACATTACAATCGTGATCCCAGATCCATACATCCCACTTGATGAATATTGCCGTCGTACGGGTATGTCCAGAAGTACAGCTGAGAACCTGATTTCATACGGAAAATTGCCCATCAAACCCAAAGGCGCGCAAAAAAAAGGTTTGGTTGAGGTCAATATGGCTGCCTTAACCGTTATGGCGTTAAGCGAATGCAATGTTTCGCTTAACGCGTAAATCATCCTACGGATTAGAGCGGGGCTAACAATGTTTGATTATCAGACCTCTAAACATGCTCACTTTGATGCGGCTTGCCGAGTATTTGCCATTGAGCACAATCTGGAAGATGTAGCTGCTGCGGTTGGAATGAGGCCGCAGATCCTGCGCAACAAATTGAATCCAGCACAGCCGCACCGTTTAACCTGTGACGAGCTTTTAGCTATTACGGATTACACCGAAGATGCGCGTTTACTGGATGGGATGCTGGGGCAGATTAACTGCCTTCCATCCGTACCGGTGAACAATGCCACAGAAGGCAACATGCAGTTGTGCGCACTGAGTGCCACCGCCTGTGTGGGCGCAATTGCTGGGGAAGCCGTATCAACTGGTCATATGACCGCCGCCCGCCGTACACAAATTCTGGATCGCGCTCGCGATGCAATCCGTAGCTTATCCGTACTGGCTTATACCGTTGAAAGCCGTATCCAGTCTGCGCCCGTTCTGGCCGCAGCGGTGGATCTGGTGACGGCTAACGCCACCGGCTTGATGTGAGGGATCACCATGAAAGCGTTTGTTACTTATCTGAAAAATGAATCCCCAGCCATGCAGCTGCCAAGCGGTTCCACTGGCTGGATCGAACTGCCAAATGGTCAGCGCTGGAATCCTGGCCATATGTACAAATTCAATGGTCAGCTATCGCGCCGTCCGTGGTGGCGTCGTCTGATGGGGCTATAGGGAGCAGCACTATGAAAATTAGCACTGAGCGTGCAGAAGTCGCCCTGAAACATTGCAAAAGAATGCGCCTTCAGATCAACCCAGCTTACAGCGATGCGGGGGACTGGTGGGACAACTTAACACCAGAGTGGCGCGGCGTAGTGCTTCATGCCGCTGCGGTTACTTCTGGTGCCGGGGTATTCAAAGCCCACTTAAGCAAATTCTGCTGGGGGGAGCTTTATGAACGCCTGGGCTATCGGGACATGATTCAACTACGCAGGGGCATTTCACGGGCGCGGTTAACGTTTGAAGGTTTCGGCAGTTTACGTGACAGCGATTTTTCGAAGCGCACCGCGAACCGTCCGATCAAAAAAGTACATCCAATTTATAGCAGTAGCGGGGTGCAGATGGTTATCGCGCCTCATATCGTCCATAAGTTGCAGCAGCAGGGGAATCACTAATGACCATTATTTCCGTCGAGGGTAAATCGTTGGGGGCAGAATTGGCCGCGTGGGGAGTCCCGCATAACTACGCTTTAGCGTTTGCAGAGAAAAGCACCAGTAAAAATGGCCGCATTGCGTTGCATCCGTTTTTCTTCAATGACACCGAACACATGACAAACCCGCGTCACTGGCTGGCGATCAATGCCGCTTTCTGGTGCTGCGTGTACCGCGAGGCCGAAAGCAAAGAAGCACAGATTGAAGCGCTGGCCGGAATCCGAGCAATTTTCTATACGGCCGGCGCGCTGGGTGTTGGCGAAATTAAAGCACTGATCCAGGAGTGGTGGCGGACAACGTACGAGCTGCACCTTATTCCAGCACCTAACTATTCAGCTGTCACTGTACAACCCGCTTTTCACTAATTAACAACCTGAAATTTTTGGCCACGGCTCAAGTGGCCGGGGATTCTTTTGCCTTAAGGAAACCAAAATGCACATGACACGTCAGGATTTACCCGCAACAAAATCAGGCACTGACCTGCTGGCCATGCTCACCAAAGCCACACAGGAAGGTAAAGCCGCAGCTGCTGATCTGTGTTCCACCCGTCTGGATAAGCTGGCTACCCATGCAGCCAATGAAGGTTTAAGCGCAACGGAAATCGTTGAGTTAATCCGCGAAGAAGCTGCGGCGATTTGCAGCAAAGGCGGTGCCGCATGGCAGTAAAAATTCATACGATAAAAATCGCGCCCAAGTACCTTAACGCAGTAGTCGCTGGCCAGAAAAAAGCAGAACTGCGTAAGAATGATCGTAACTATAAAACCGGTGATGTTCTTTCGCTGTGCGAGTGGAAACACGGGAATTACACCGGGCGAGAGTGGGCGGCGGTTATTACCCATGTTTTGCCGGTGAATGAAATCATTGCCAATACGGATAACTGGGTAGTGTTGTCTGTTCAACCATTGTCACCCCTTGAAGTGCTGGAATACATCATTTCTGACGGCGTATCAGAATTGCTTTTAAGTGGGGTTGAATATGGCCGTTAAAACTCCGCTTAAGTGGGTGGGCAGTAAAGCCCGCCTTATGCCTCAGTTGCTTCCCCACCTGCCGGAAGGTAAGCGCCTGATTGAACCTTTCGCCGGTTCCTGCGCTGTCATGATGAATACGGATTATGACGAGTACCTGATCGCTGATGTGAATCCTGATCTGGTCAATCTGTATAAGACGATGGCTTATCACACAGATGCGTTGCTTATTGAACTGGAGGCTTTGTTTTCTGCCGGTGCATTAGGCGATGAAGAAAACCGGGCAATTTTCTATTACGCAGTGCGTGATGCTTTCAACCAGTCCGGTAAATCCTTTGGTTCTGAATCTGTGGAAGCTGCGGCGCGTTTCCTTTACCTGAACCGTCACTGCTTCAATGGTCTGTGCCGATACAATCGCCGTGGCCAGTTCAATGTCCCGTTTGGTAAGTATAAAAAAACGTACTTTCCTGCTGATGAAATCTGCGCATTTGCTGAAAAAGCGAAACGCGCAACGTTCATTACTGCCCACTATTCAGAAACGCTCGATTTGGTTCGGGACGGGAATGACGTTGTTTACTGCGATCCGCCTTATCTGACTGATAGCGCTAATTTCACCGCTTACTATGAGCACGGTTTTTCGCACATGGATCAGGGACGGCTGGCGCGTAAGCTGCGCCGCCTGACTGAGCGTGGGATTAAGGTTGTCGCGTCAAACAGCGATCTGGAAATGGTGCATTACCTGTATGCAGGATTCGAAGCTGTGCGGGTAAATGCGCCACGCAGTGTGGGTGCAGCAGCTGCAAGCCAGAAAGTTGCCGCAGAGCTGATTCTTAAGTCACCTGCAAACCCGGCGATCGACGTTAGGACGGTGGTGGCATGATGGCGGAAATTATCACCGGCATTTATGCCTTGTTTGCCTGTATTACTTTCGCCTTTCTCTTATGGGACGAATGCCAGGACGAATTTGATCACGATGCTGAGGATTTAGGGTTAATCACACTGAGTGCGGTTTTCTGGCTACCACTGATAGCGGCCGTGTTTGTGGCCTTCCTGATTGATTTCTGGCGGAAGTGGGTTAATCGTGGTTGATATGCTGGAGCCTGGCCAACACCATGCCGTCAATGCCTGGCGGCGTGAAACCTTTGCGCCTGGTACCCCTTCAGATGCGACGATCACAGAACGCCGCCTGTGGGCTGCTAACCCACAGGATTATGAATGGCGTTCCCAGTACCTGCATGAGATACCCGACTGGTTAGCCGGGTATTTTGGCAACCGTTACGAAAAGCTGCTGGCTGGTCGTAACGGGCGTCGCCGTGCCAATACATTCCTGCGTAAAACTATCGGTGAGAATGTATTGCCACGTCTGCGCAAAGTGGCCGCACGTTACAAGCTGGCCGCTGATGCACTTGATCTTCCTTTCGGTAAGTCGCTGGAGCGACTGCCGTCACTAGACCGTCATGATCTTAAAAAACTGGCTGGCCAGATATCTGGTTGGATCTCCCAGTCACTTTATGACTTCACCGATCAATTTGTGGGCAGCACTGACGATGCCGCAGAGTTGCGCAGCCGTACGCTGGAGTCTTACCGCCATTTATGCACGTGCTCTCTGATGCTGAACAATCAGCCGCCATACTGGGCAGAACATGAAGCCAATAGCGGGCAATTGGAAACACGGAAGGCTGAGTCCGGGATTCTCCGCATGATGGCACCTGAATGGTGGTATCTGCGTCTTAAGCGGGCGCGGGATACGCAGCGTGAGCATATGGCCATTGCCGTGGGGCAGGTACAGAAAGCCGCCAGTGCTTATGTGTCCCGTAAAACACTGGGCGAATGGATAGACCAGAAAAAGCGGAACCTTGAGTTCTTTAAAAAGTTTGACCTGCTGAATGATGAAGGGCTGCGTATTGCACTGGACAGCATGGTGCACCGCAGCGTTGCTAATCCGGCGATCCGTCGCTGTGAGCTAATGGTAAGAATGAGAGGATTTGAAGATATGGCCAATGAAGAAGGGTTGGCTGGTGAGTTTTACACTATCACCGCGCCATCGCGATTCCATGCGGTGTACAGCAAAGGGGGCTTTGTTTCGCAATGGGAGGGATGCACACCACAGGATACCCAGCGCTATTTATGCGGCGTCTGGCAGAAAATTCGTGCGGCACTGTCGCGTAAAGATTTGCGTTGTTTCGGGTTCCGCGTTGTTGAGCCGCATCACGATGGCACACCGCACTGGCATCTTCTGCTGTTTATGCGTCCAGAGGATGCGAAAGCGATTCGTCGTGTTATTCACACATACGCTTGCCAGGAAGATGCACATGAGCTGCGCAGCTATTCAGCAAGAAAAGCCCGCTTCTGCTTTAAAGCTATCGATCCGCAGAAAGGCAGCGCTACTGGCTATATCGCTAAATACATCTCAAAGAATATAGATGGTTACGCGATGGATGGTGAAAAGGATGAGAAGACGGGCGAGGACATTAAAGAAATGGCCAAATCTGTTACCGCATGGGCTTCCCGCTGGCGTATTCGCCAGTTTCAACAAATCGGCGGTGCCCCGGTTACTGTCTGGCGTGAATTGCGCCGCCTGCGTAACCAACAGCTGCCCAATCCCAAAATGGATGCAGTGCTGGCCGCTGCGGATGTGGGGTGCTGGGCGTCATACACCCAGGCGCAGGGTGGCGCACTGGTTGCCCGCCGTGATCTGGTTGTTCGTCTGGCTTATGAAATCACTGAGCAGGGCAATGAATACGCAGAGGACGTGCAGCGCGTTCAGGGTGTCTATTCTCCATTGGTTCCAGATTCGGCGGTATGTACGCGCCTGGTGAAGTGGCAGAAGGTTGCGAAGTTGGCCGAAGCGCCAGCGGAGGCAGGTTTTTCTGGCGGCAACGCCGCCCCTTGGAGTTCTGTCAATAACTGTACGGAGGGTGGAACCCGCAGACGGTTAAAACTGGAATTGCGCAGCCGGGGTTTTGATGGTTCTGACGATGAAATAGCCATTCTCATGCGGGGCAGTGGTTTGAGATTTGGCCAGGTGGCATTGATTTACCGTAATGGCCGGTTGCAAGAGACACGAAGCGAGCCAATGCACGAGCTGTGGCCGGGGTGGTTGTAGCGGTATAAATCTGTGTAACACGTTAATTTGTCAGTAGATGGCAGGAAAATACATTTCACAATTTGTGCTTTACGGTGTACTGTATGCATATACAGTTATATATTGTTTGTGGGGGCTAAATGGATCTTTTGGAAGCGTCGGCACAGCTGGAGCGCATTGAGTTATTGGCCAAAATTGCCCATGTGTACGAAAGTAACCAGAGAGAAAAAACAATCGCTTTGGCCTGGATTGGTGAGATTGCTGGAGAAATGCGGGAGATGGTCAGAACAGAAGCTAAAAACCCCCAGGAAGGGGGCTTATCAGGCGGCGGGAGTCGCTTTCAGTAGGTCTAATGCCATTTGGCGCTGATCGGGTGACAGTGCATTCAGTATTTTCTGCACCATCGCATCGCCCGTTTTCGCGCTGGGGCTGAGAGTGTGGGAGAACGTCAGATTCATCACAAACGTATGGCCACACTCCACATCTGAACAGGCGCAGTAAATATCCGCAATCTGCCGGTGCTTCCGGTTTGTTTTACGAATAACAGCCTTTGAGCCGCATTCCGGGCATTCGATTTTCAGAACTCGCATATTCCATGCTCCAGCTGTTAAATGATGCCTGGATTTTAGCCTTTTTCGCCTCATGCCGCATCCTTATCCGTTGATTCTGTGTAACTTAAATCAAAGTGAAGGTGCAGACGTTCCGGTATTTCGGGATCGTTGTTAACAGCGGTCATAAACCGGCGCTGAATGGGCGCTATCTCGCTTTTCTTGTAAATCCTTTCCGCCTTTTCAACATCCCCCAGACCGGCAGTGTTCTGCGGGACAATTCCGGCCAGCCCAGCGGGAAAGCGGTGCGCGTTGAGAATGTCCTGCGCACTGATGTTTTTGATGTTGGCAAATTCATCTTTTGCGGAGATATCCCCCATTTCAATGAACTTGATCGCATCCCCATCCCCGCCAGGAATGTTCACCAGAATGGTGGAGAAGTTGCCGATACCTTTGCTGTCACGCAGCTGCTGTTCAATTTCTTCTTCCATTTCATCCGTCATGCTGGGATCGCGTGTATAGAGAATGCCGCCAGTATGAGCGCCGTTGTGGTAGTAGCGGCGGCGGAAAATCACGGCTTCACTGTTAAGCAATGCCGAGTGTACGCCACCGATATAGTCTGGCAGCCCGTAGATATGCTGCTGCGGGTCGTACATCTTGATAAAAATGATATCTTCCTGCGGCCATACCTGCGGTTCACCGTCCTGCAATACCACATAATCGCCGGGCTGGTCTGTGGCGTTGTCCCTGACTTTACGGCGGCGAATATACAGGCCGGGTAAAGGTTCCAGGGCAATCACATCCCCCCATCCGTTACGAATTTTGCCAATCGCAATATCCCCGAAGGTTGTATAGTCAAACGCTGCGGCTTCCAGCTGGTCGTAAGTCAGGCCACCGCCCAAATAATCAGACACAATCATATTTTTCCGGGCGTGGATGATGCCGCCATGCTGACCGTTCAGATTGATAAGCTGGGCCAGTGCCAGCCGGTCAATCGGCTGGGTAAAGTGATCGGCGGCATTGTCGTACCAGATGTCGCGGTAATCCGTGCCGGTGGTCAGGACAGGTTCCGGTTTGCCGAATGTGATGATGCTCATTTTTTTGGACTTATCGCCGCGCAGGTTGCGCTTAACGAAGCGGTTTTTTTTACTCATGCAGCCTCTTTCCTTACACCCCAGCGGGATTTCGGTTTGTTTTCGTAGTTGAGTGGTTCGTTATGCAGGGCGTGGGTAATGGCCCAGAACGCCTCCGCGTGGCCAGTGTCCTGGCTGCGGTCAGCGACAAATGTCATGGCGTTACCGCTTTGCGTGGTGGTGCGGCGTACAGCCATAAAGCTGGCCGGGATCTCTTTCAGGTTTTTGTCCCATTCAATACGCTGGCTTTCCACCACGTCCGCCGCTTTCAGTACCAGCTGATTTTTTGTGTTCATGTCGTAACGAATGGCGACGGCCACGCGCATGGCAAAGTGCTGGATGTTGTCAAAAACCCCCTGGCCAATACCGGTAACGTCCACTCCCAGATAGGTGAAGTTGTATTTTTTAAACAGGAGTTCGATCTGCCTGGCCTGATAGCGGAAGTTCATGCCCTTCCAGTTAATGACCTTCAGAACGCGGAATTTCTCTGCGGCGTACATCGGCGGGGCAATAATCACAAAACACGACAAATCGCCGCTGCGTGCCGGGTCAAAGCCTCCCCATACTGGCCTGTCACCAAATGGCCGCGCAGCGTCCGGGTTGTGATCCTGCCAGGTGTCCACCTCCACGCCGCAGGCTTCCAGGTCTGAAAAGCTGAATACGGAATCCTTGCTGTCCACGAACACGCACATATAGAGCATGTTGAAGGTGGCCGTGTTGTAGCGGTTGCGCAGCTTCTCGATGTTGGCCAGGTTGAAGCCGCCCGCAATGGCATCCTCCATCGTGATGACATAGCGCCACTGCCCATCCGGGCAAAGCCGTCCGCCGTTGCGCATTTCATCAAAGGACGGGAACTGGGCGGCCGCGCGTTTTTTGCTGCCCTGTTTCCATTCCTCACCCGTCCAGAACGGGTAAGCCTGGTGCGTTTTGGCTGAGGGTGTTGAAAAGTAGGTGGTGCGCCATTTGTCATGGGTGGCCATTGCGCTGGCCACTTCATTAAGCCTGGCGAAGTTAGGCACCCAGAAATATTCGTCACAGTACAGGTGGCCACTGTAGGACTGTGCCGTGTTTTTGTTGGTTGAGAGAAAACGCAGTTCAGCGCCATTGCTGAGGCGGATCGGGTTGCCGGTCAGCGTGATGCCAAAATACTGCTCTGCAATGTTGACGATGTAAGACCGGAAGTATTCCGCCTGGACTTTGGAGGCTGACAGGAAGATTTGCGGATCGCCTGTCATGACCGCGTTTTCAAAGGCTTCAAATGCAAAGTACCAGGTGGCACCGATCTGGCGGCTTTTAAGGATGTTCCTGACCTGCTGACCGATGTTCCTGCGCAGGTGTTTCTGGTATTCAAAAAGATGTTCTTCCGCCCAGGTGTCAAAATCCGCCTGGGTCAGAGAAGAAATATCGTTTTTCCTGTTTTTGCGTTTGGGGCGCGGTTCATCGTTGTTGCTGTCCCGCGCATCTGCCTGCCCGTTACTCTGGCCGCTGGCCATCTTTTCTTTATGCTTATTGCTTTGAGCACGCAGCTTTGTGGCATGGGCAATCAGCATGTCCATTTCTTTCAGGTCGAGATCGGTTTTATTATCGCGGCTGGCCAGCAGCTGGTAGCGACGTTCAATTGCCTCCTCTGTACTTTCAAAACTGAGTAAATCCGCCCAGCTGTATTTCTCAGCCCAGTAGTAAACGATCCGCGCATTCGGCAGATTTAATTCTGATGCAATTTCTTTTGGCGTATAGCGGCGCAAATAAAGTGCGCGGACAACGCCTTTTAGTTCTTCTGAGTATTTAGCCATGCGGATAATTATGCCGTGGCTGTTATGAAAAAACGGCGGTGTTAATTCGCGTCTGTTCGGTAATACATGATAACCGAACTGTTCAGAATAAAGCGTGATGCGGTGGTGGTTTTATTTGGCAATAATTGATTTGCAGCGTCGGTGAATAAATCAGGGGGGATATGTCGCATTTAAAAACTGACTGGCTGTGTGTTGCTACCGAAGGGGATACCGTTGACGGCAGAGAAATTAAACGCCAGTGGATTATCGATATGGGGGAAACCTATGACTATAACCATTATGTCGCTTTAATCTGGCCTGAACACGAGAATGATTGCGGTAATTTTGGGGAGGTACTGGAAGCCACCTGGCATGATGGCGACGATGGACTGGCGCGGCTTTACGTCAGCCTTTGCCCGAATATGCGTTTAATTTTCGCCAACCATGAAGATCAGCTCCTGTTCTTCTCGGTTGAACCGGATGAGAACTGGCGCGGTAGTGGGCGTACATACCTCAAGGGGCTGGCGGTAACAGATACTCCCGCCAGTGTTGGCACCACACGGCTGCGCTTTAGTAGTCGGCGCAAAAAATTATCTAAGCAGGGATATTACAGTTGTGTGATTTCCCGTGACGGAAAAATTAAACAGGACATACGAATGAAGAACTGGCAAAAATTGTTTGGTATTAAACCGAAGTTTGAAGATGAAACACCGCCTGATGATACCGCGCAGGGTGATGATAAGTTACAGGCACTGGCCAACGCGGTAAACGAACTGGAAGGCCGTGTGGCTAAAATTGAAAATCAGCTCAATGATGTTCAGGGTGATGTGGATACCATTGCGGAAGTGGTCGATACCGAAGAATTTGCGGCTATTCGTGATAATGCAAAAGATATTGTTAAACGTTTTAACGATCTGGGTAATAAATCCACCCGTACACCAGGGCGCAAGATTTCAGAAAAAGCGGGTAAATTTAATTTCCTGTAATACGTTCTGACGTTAATTAGTACAAAACATTTTTATTATCGCTTAATCGCGAGGGAGTTTTATGCACCTTAATAATCGTGCACGGGATTTACTGGATAAATATTCGAGTGGTATGGCGCAGCAGTTTGGCGCACGTGATACCAGTCGTTATTTTTCCCTGAATGACCCGCAGGAAAATGCGCTGCGTCTGGCGCTGCTGGAGTCCGTGGAGTTCCTGAACATGATCACCTGTCTGGATGTTGACCAGCTGAGTGGCCAGGTGATTTCTGTCGGTTCCTCCGTGCTGCATACCGGCCGCAGTGAAAATGGCCGCTTTGTTCGTCAGGTTGGCGTGGATGGCAATGACTATTCACTGGTTGAAACGGACAGCTGCGCCGCACTGCGCTGGGATCTGCTTTCGGTCTGGGCCAATGCCGGTAAGGACGAAAACGAGTTTTACAACCTGGTCCAGGCGTTTACCACACAGGCTTTGCGCTGGATATGCTGCGTATTGGTTTTAACGGTAAGAGCCGTGCCAAAACGACGAATCCAACGGATAACCCGAACGGCGAAGATGTCAACATCGGCTGGCATGAGCGTATGAAAACGCTGCTGGGTGGTAATCAGATTATGACCGATCCGGTCGTGCTGGATGAAGCCGGGGATTACAAGTCACTGGATGCAATGGCTTCAGACCTGATTAACGCCAAGATTCCTGCCCAGTTCCGCAATGACCCGCGCCTGGTGGTTCTGGTTGGTGCCGATCTGGTTGCTGCTGAACAATACCGACTGTATCAGGCCGCAGACCGCCCGACTGAGAAAATCGCGGCGCAGATGCTGGGCAGCACTATTGCTGGCCGTCCTGCTGTTATCCCGCCGTTTATGCCGGGTAAACGTATGGTCGTCACGCCGCTTTCTAATTTGCACATCTACACCCAGCGCAACACCCGTATGCGTAAGGCGGAATTTGTTGAAGACCGTAAGCAGTTCGAAAACAAATACCTGCGTAATGAAGGCTATGCGGTTGAAGTGCCGGAGTTGTATGCGGCCATTGATGAATCCGCCGTGACCATCGGCAAGGTTTCCGAACCAGCAGAGGGCTGATAAATGGCACTTTCTCCCGCGCAGCGTCACAGCCAGCGCATTGCGATGGAACAAAAACTGAAACGCAGTCAGGCACTGGAAACCACAGAAAGCATGCACCTGCTGATTAAGGCGCTGGAAACGGATGTGGAACATGCCCGTAACCTGCCGACAATCGCGGATCGCGTTGAGTTTAAGCGGGATGTGTTGCTGCCGCGCTGGACACCGACTGTGGAAGCGTATCTGGAAAGCGGGCAGGTGTACGCCAACCCGGTATTTGCCTGGTGTGTTATCTGGCTGTTTGACGTGGGCGATCTGGATAAGGCGCTGGACTGGGCTGACATTGCAATCAGCCAGCAGCAGGCAACCCCGGATCGGTTGCGCAGCAATTTTCCCACGTTCGTGGCCGATACGATGCTGGCCTGGGCGCAGGAAACATCCGGGCGCGGGGAAAGTGTTGAACCGTATTTTTCCCGCACATTTGAGCGCGTCGCCAGTACCTGGCGGCTGCATGAACAGGTTACGGCCAAGTGGTTCAAGTTTGCCGGGCTGGAGCTGCTGCGCGGCGAAGATGGCCAGACAACGGCCGCGAGTGTGGACGACATTGAAACGCTGGAGAAAGCCGATCAACTGCTGGCCACCGCAGAAAAATACTATTTAAAAATCGGCGTCAGAACGGCACGGCAGACGATTGCCGCCCGTATCCGAAAACTGACGCAGGGGTAAAGACTACCGCAAGCCAGGCGGACGCGGTGGAGGGCAGAACACTCTGTGTGTCGCTGTGCCGTGGATACCGGCCAGTCCGCCTTTTTCGGGGGAATTATGTTTAGCGGAAAACCGCTGGATTATCAGGATGAACCGCTGACGAATAACGGGTTCTGGCCGGATCTGAATCTGAAGGACTTTCAGGCGCAGCGGTCACTGCCAGCCGATATTGACGCGGACACCATTAGCCAGGCGCTGTTGGCCGCTGTCGCGGAGGTGAATGCCGAGCTGGAAAACGTGGAGGCCAGCTGGAAAGCAAAAGGCCACCGCTGGCGGCAGATGTACCGGGTGTCAGCATGGGCGGGCTTAACAGCCTGTGCGCCCAGTATATGAAAGCGGTATTTGCCAGGGCAAAAGCGGATTTGCTGGGGGAGTTCGCCACTGTAGGGCGACGTGAAACCCATCCGGGACAGGAAAGTATGGAAACCCGCGCCGGGTTACTGGCTGAGGCTTCAGTGGTGATCCGCCGCATGAAGGGACTGAAACGGGCAACGGTGAAAAAAGTATGAGCCAGACGCAGCTTGAGAGCCTGACTGCATTTTTTCAGCAAAACGTGCCGCCGCGCGCCATGCAGTCATTTGACAGTGTGCTGGATGAAATGAAGTTCATCCTGCCGCGAAGGATTACGGGATGGGGCAGTACCGCCAGGCGGTGATTCGCTATGACGCGGTAATCAGCTGGCAGCGTTTCCCGTATCGCCTGTGTCCGCCGCAGTTGCTTATGTCGCTGCTGGCCGCGTGGCTGGATGAGGCTGACAGGGAATTACTGGATGAAGTCGGCCTGACTGAAGCTGAACCGGACTGGGATGTGTCAGTGGAGGATGAGGAAACCGCCACCATTGTGCTGACGGTACCAATGGCGGAAGAACTGGTGATCAGGGAGGACGAAAACGGGGTGATCCCGTGGCAGGGGAAACGCTGGTCGCTGGTTAACCCTGAAGTCTGGATAGCGATCACCGCCAATATTTATGGCGTGGATGAAACCGGTGCGCCGGTAGGCGGTAACGAATGATTGCCGGTGGCGAGCTGAATAAAAAGCAGCTGGCAGAGTTGCGTAAATCACTGGCCAGCATGGAGCTGCCGCCCAAAAAGCGCCAGCGTCTTATCTGGAGGCTGGCCAAATATGGCGTGATTGCCGCAGCAAAACGGCACGTTCGCAATCAGGAAGCACCGGATGGCCAGAAGTGGCCGGGGCGTAAAACGAAGCGCAAAGGGAAGATGCTGCGGAACCTGCCAAAACTGCTGCATATCCGTGAAATGCCAGAAATTCAGGCGGTACGGATCTATTTGCAGGGTGGTGGCTACCGGAACGGGGAAACGCCGGTACCGGCCGGGACAGTCGGATATGCGCAACAAAACGGGATGCGCGTCAGTGTCAGCCGTCGCAGCCAGCCACGGAAGGTGGAGGCCGGAAAAATGGCCACGCCAGCCCAGGCCAAAAAACTGCGGGCGCTGGGGTACCGGATACGCACCGGTAAACGCTGGAAAAAGCCCACGCTGGGCGAGTTAACCCAAACGATGCCATACAGCCGGGCGGGGCTACTGATTCGAAAACTCAGCGGTAAAGCGGTGAAAACCAGCTGGACAGTGGATCTTCCTGCCCGTGTCTTTCTGGGCATGAGTGACGATGAATTTGATAACGCGCTGGCGCGTCAGCTTCAGGCCATCGGCTTTGGCTGGGATGTTAAGGCGCAGGATATTAAGGGGAAAACATGACCTGGCCAAACGTGACCGTGAACCAGGTAAACCAGCTGCTGGGTGAAACCAATGAAGTGGAACGCACGCTGCTGTTTATCGGTACGGGTACCAAAAATGTGGGGAAAACGCTGGCGGTGAATGCCCAGAGTGATTTTGATGCACTTCTGGGAGAAGGGGAAAGCCCGCTGAAAAACGATGTTCTGGCGGCACTGGCAAACGCCGGTCAGAACTGGTGGGCATTTATGCATGTGCTGCCCGCAGATGCTGAGGACGATGCCTGGGTAAAAGCGGTACTGGCCGCACAGGTGGTGTGTTCGGTGGAAGGGGTGGTGCTGTCCAGTGATGTGACGGCAAAAGCCCAGGTGAATCAGGCGGCGACGTTACGATCCACGCTGATTTCTAAATATGGGCGCTGGGTGTGGTTCATCCTGGCCGTGCAGGGAATGCAGGAAGAAGAAGCCCAGGCGGATTACCTGACCCGTGTGTCTGCCATTCAGGACGGTATTGCAGAGAAGTCCGTGCAGTTGGTCCCGCGTCTGTGGGGAAATGAGCCGGGTGTGCTGGCTGGCCGTCTTTGCAGTCGTGCCGTGACTATCGCAGACAGTCCTGCCCGTGTGAAAACCGGGGCGCTGCTGAATCTGGGCAGTGATGAAATGCCGGTTGATGGTACCGGGGCGGTACTGGAGCTGGCCACGCTTCAGGCACTGGAAGCACAGCGCTTTAGTGTGCCGATGTGGTACCCGGATTATGACGGTTTTTACTGGGCTGACGGGCGAACGCTGGATGTGGAAGGCGGCGATTACCAGTCGATTGAAACCCTGCGTGTTGCCGATAAAGCGGCGCGTCGTGTACGTCTGCTGGCTATCAGCAAAATTGCGGATCGTTCACTGAACAGCACACCGGGCAGCATTGCTGCACACCAGACGCTGTTTGCACGTCCACTGCGTGAAATGTCCACAGCGGCCAGTATCAATGGCGTGTCATTTCCGGGGGAAGTAAAGCCGCCGCAGGACGGTGACGTGACCATTGTCTGGAAGAACAAAAAGACGGTGGATATTTATCTGGTGGTACGCACCTGGGAAGTTCCGCTGCAAATCACCATCAGTCTGTTACTGGATGCCAGTCTGGAGGGCGCTGCATGAGTAAACGTATTTCGGGTATGTCGTTTGATACCTATCTTGACGGCGATCTGATCCACATCGAGAAAATCACACTCGATATCACGGATAACAGCGCCGCCGCCCAGACCCGTGGTGTGCCGGATGGCCATGTTGATGGTGATGTGGCCGCAGAGGGAGAAATTGAAGTCAGTTCCAAAGTGCTGGGCGTACTGACGGCTAAAGCCCGCGCCGCAGGTTCGTGGCGTGGTATTCCGCCGCTGGATTTTCTTTTCTATGCCAAAGCGGGCAACGAAGAAATGAAAGTGGAATCGTTCGGCAACAAACTTCAGCTGAGTAATCTGCTGGATATCGATCCAAAGGGCGGCGGTGTGGCGACGCACAAAATCAAATATTTTGTGACCAGTCCCAAGTTCGTGAACATCAACGGTGTGCCGTATCTGGAAGCGGAAGCCACGGAAAACCTGATCGGATAAGGAAGCCGGAATGCAGGAACATGAAAAAAGTCTTTATTCACTGCTGATTATGGGGGCGCTCATTGCTGTTGCGAAGGTGCTGGCCAGTGATGATCCCATTACACCGCGCCTGTTTATCAGCCGTGTGATCCTGGGCAGTTTTGTTTCAGTTATCGCTGGCGCGGCGCTGATTCAAATCCCGGAAGCCAGCCCGCTGGCTATTCAGGGGCTGGGGGCTGCGCTGGGTATTGCTGGTTATCAGGCTGTTGAAATGTGGCTGCGCAGACGTGCAGCGGGAAAGAAGAACGGGAGCATGACAAATGACCCTGAGTGAAAAGCAGCAGCTGTTTACCGTCATGGTGGCCAACCTGATCCACTGGGCGGAAGAACGCGGCTACCGGCTGACGTTTGGTGAAGCGTACCGCACCCCGGAACAGGCGGCGCTGAACGCGAAGAAGGGCAGCGGCATTTCTAATAGTCTGCACACCCAGCGTCTGGCCGTGGATTTTAATCTGTTTGTGAATGGCCAGTACCTGACCCGTACAGAGGACTATCTGCCGTTGGGTGAATACTGGGAATCACTGGGCGGAAGCTGGGGCGGGCGCTTCAAATCCAGACCGGATGGTAATCATTTCAGCCTGGAACATAACGGGGTGCGCTGATGAGTCACGCGCAGTGGCTGGTTGTGGTGGCGCTGGCGTTTGTCTGGGGTTGGCTGACAGCTGACTGGCGGCGCGACAGCCTGGAGCTGGCTATCAACACGGCGGCGCAGGTGGCAGGTAATGAATCGCGGAAGGTGATGCAGGGCATTGCCAGTGATTCCGCCAGGGCGCTGGAAGATAAACTGGAGGCGCTAAGAAATGCGCAACCGCGAGAGATCCGCACGGAAGTGCTTAAGCCGGTTTTTACTAACAGGTGCCTGTCTGATGAGTTTGTCAGCATGTACAACAGCGCCGTCGCCGGTACCGAACGTGCGTTATCAGGAAAACCTGAAAGCACGATGCGCCACGCAGCTGCCGCGCCTGAACGGGGCAACAGGTAAAGATGCAGCGGAACTGCTGACTGTTTACCTTGAAATATATGGTCAGTGTGCGGCGCGTCATAATCAGTTAGTTGATGAAATTAATTTAAGAGAGCGTGTTATTTATGGAACAAATTAAACTGTGTGTCTGTGGTGCGGATATTGTTTTTGAACCTAATCAGACTGCCTACAATAAACTGATTAATGAAATGGCGATGGATAATAAAGTTGCACCTGCAAATAATTATCTGATGCGTATTGTTACCCCGGAAACGAAAGAAGCACTGATTGACGTATTAAAACGTCCGGGTGCCGCGTTGCAACTGGTCAGTAAGGTTAATGATATTTACGCGCCGGAACTGGAGATTGAAGTAAAAAACTGACAAAGCGAGTCCATGATATTGAACGAAATGGACTCGAACAGTATTTAATTCTCCGTCGTCATTATTTACCACATGGTCAGGATTCTGTTGACGATATTGCCGCCGCTATATGGCTGGATAACCGTCACTGGGAATATACGGGAATAGCCGTGGCTAATGGTGTGGCTAAAGCATTTAAAGGCACTGAATGAAACAGTTAGATTTTACATTAAGCCTTATTGATAAATTGTCCCGCCCGTTAAAACAGGCGCAGGGCAATGTAACGGGCTTTACTGAAAAATCAAAAGAAGCCTTTATGCAGATTGGCGGCGGTGTTCTGGCGCTGGCGGGTACAGGGATGGCCATTAAAGGTGCGCTGATGCCCGCCATTGAAATGTATGACGCGCTGAATGATGCGGCCGCAAAAGGGATCGATGATTCTGCGCTTAAGGCCGTTCAGCGTGATGCGCTGCGCTTCAGTACGACCTACGGCGCCAGCGCAGTGGAGTTTGTACAGTCCACGGAAAGTATTAACGCCTCTATTGCCGGGCTGACCGGGAATGAGCTGCCGAAAGTGACGAAAGTCGCTAATACCCTGGCGTTTGCGCTTAAATCCACCGCTGCGGAAACCGCTGAGTTTATGGGGCAGATGTTCGGTAACTTTTCCGCCGATGCCAACCGGCTGGGAAAGGTTGAGTTTGCTGAACAGCTGGCCGGAAAAATGGTGTACATGCGCAAAACCTTTGGCACGGAAATGGCCGCTATCAAGGATTTGATGGAAGGGGCGCGCGGCGTGGGTACCAACTACGGCGTGGGGCTGGATGAACAGCTGGCCGTGCTGGGACAGCTTCAGCGGACACTGGGAACGGAAGCCAGCAGCGCTTATGAAGGCTTTATGACCGGAGCCATTGAGGGCGGTAAAAAGCTGGGGCTGTCCTTCACGGATTCCACCGGCAAAATGCTGTCCATGCCTGAAATGCTGATCAAGTTACAGGGCAAGTATGGCAAAAGCCTGGAAGGGAATCTGAAAGCCCAGGCTGAACTGGATGCGGCATTTGGTGACAGTTCGGCGGTGGTGAAACACCTTTATGGCAATGTGGCGCTGCTTCAGCGCAATATCACAGAACTGGGCGGTGCTGATGGTCTGAAGCGTACCCAGGAAATGGCGCAGAAAATGGTGAAGCCGTGGGATCGGTTTGTCGCAATCCTGAAGGCTATCCAGACCGTAATCGGCCTGACGTTGATCCCGGTGCTCTATCCGGTTCTGAACCGCCTGGCTGATATGGGGCAGACCTTTGCCCGCTGGATGCAGCTGTTTCCCAACATTGCGCGTGTTGTCGGGTATGCGGCAATGGCCTTACTCAGCTTTGCAGCTGTGGGGGCAGTCGCCAATATTGTGATGGGTGTCTCCAGATTCATCATGATGGGGTTGCGCGGGATCTGGGTGGCGCTGACGGCCGTCACGAAAATCTACACCGCCACTGTCTGGCTGGGGAACGTTGCCGTGGTTGCCTGGAACGCCACGCTGAAATTTCTGCGCGGTACGTTGCTGGCGGTTCGTATGGCGGCAATGATGGCCGGGATTGGTATCAATCTGATGAGCTGGCCGATCCTGCTGGTGATTGGTGCCGTTGCCTTACTTGCTGCCGGTTGCTGGCTGCTGATTAAACACTGGGACACGGTAAAAAACGCGGTCATTGATACCGCTGCATTTCAGACATGCGCCAGGGTAGTGGCATGGCTTGCCGGGGTGTTTGCTTCAGCCTGGCAGTTTATCAGTGAAGGCTGGAACAGTTTTATTTCCATGTTGATCGGATTTTCTCCTTCTCAGGCATTAAGCGGGCTGGCCACGGGCATTGTGTCATTGTTTGATAATGTCTGGCTGTCGGTTAAAAACGGCTTTCTGAAATCATGGAACTGGATTGTAAGTAAATTAAATAATATTCCGGGTGTTGATATTGAACTGGTGGGCGCTGCTTCAGCAGGTATCGCTAAAAATGAAACAGCGGTTTATCCGGTACCGGAGTTAAAACAATCCGCGAAAGCTGAAGGCGCACTTCCTGCGGTGACGCAAAATAGTTTCACCTCAGACAGGCTTTTAACCGGAGGCGAATTAAAAGGCATTGAGAAGGGCGGAATTACCAAAACGATTAACAGTAATGCTAAGTCCGTGACCGACAATAGCCGGAAAATTGACACGGTAAACATTTATCCGAAAGAAATGATTACACCCGGTCAGTTAATGGAATTTCAGGAGCTGGGCGCATGAGTGAGAGCCTTTATATTGATTTGCTTATTCAGGGCGGCGATTTTGTTCTGAATACCGGGTATGAACCTGAACTGTGTAATAACCGTAAAAGTATCGGGCAGGACATTATTCACTCCATTATTGAAAGCGGACTGGCAACGGAACTGATTGCGGAACGCAGCCCAACAATGCGGGCGGATATTTTTACCCGTATGGAATTACTGATTGAAGATGATGAACGGATTATTCCGGGAACAGTGGAAATCAGTGAGGAAAGCCAGAAACGATTATGGATAACGGCCAGCACCTATGACTTTGGCGGTATTTCTGCGCAGGTGGATTTATGACGGAAAAACCGCAGGTTGATTTTGAGGAAGTGGTGAAGGCCAGCGGGATGCCGGTGACGGAATCTGAAGTACGGGATCGCTTTAATGCGATTGCGGCTGAGGAGGGCATGATCACTAACACATCCCGCATGTCACCGTTCTGGCGGTTAGTCACGGCCATTGTGACCGCGCCGGTGATGTGGCTGAAAGAGGTTCTGGTGTCCACGGTACTGGCCAATATGTTTGTGGCCACGGCCAGCGGGAGCATGTTGCGTTTGCTGGCCTGGGCGGTGAACGTGACGGCGAAACCCGCCAGCGCTGCGCAGGGTGTGATCCGCTTCTTTAAGGAAGATGCCAGAGCCGTGGTGACGGTGAAGGCCGGTACGGTTATCCAGACTGAACGCATCAACGGCAGAGTGTACGAACTGGCGACCACGGGCGATGTGGTGATCCCTTCCGGCACGGCCAGCGCCCTGCTGCCGGTGAAAGCCACCGGAACCGGGGGAGCCTATAACCTTGCGCCAGGGTATTACCGCATTTTGCCTGTGGCAGTGGATGGTATCAGTCATGTGGCCAGCGAGGAAAACTGGCTGACGGTGCCGGGTGCCGATGAAGAAAGCGATGATGAACTGCGTGAACGCTGCCGCAACCAGTTCAATCTGGTGGGCAATTACCACACGGATGCGGTTTACCGTTCAATGATTGCCGGTGTTGCCGGGCTGAGTATTGACCGGATTTTCTTTGAGCATGAAGCTCCGAGGGGACCGGGTACCGCAAACGCCTATCTGTTGCTGGACAGCGGGGTGGCTTCCGCGCCGTTTGTGAATGCGGTGAATGATTACATCAACACGCAGGGGCATCACGGCCACGGTGACGATATGCAGTGTTACGCCATGCCGGAAACTCGCCACGATCTGGCGGTGACGGTGTACGTCAGAAATCTGGCCAACCTGACAGACGACGAACGTAACAGCCTGAAGGCCGGGATTGAAAACATGATCCGCTGTGCTTTTCGTGAAAACGCTGATTTTGACGTCAGAAAGACGTGGCCATATTCGCGGTTCTCGTTTTCTCAGCTGGGACGGGAGATCCACAAAACCTTTGCGCTGGCGGATTCGCTGTCCTTTTCACTGGGTGACATTACCAGTGAGCTGAATGTGCCGCGCCTGAAGTCACTGGTAGTGAGTCTTGAGAATGAATGAGTTCATGAAAAAGCTGGCCGGGATGGTGCTTCCCTCCTGGATGAATCAGGGGGAGCCGAACAAGCTGCTGAAAACAGCGCGGCGATTCTGGGCGGAGGTTTACGGCTGGATAACCTGGCCACTGAACCAGTTTGATCCGCTGACCTGCACACCGGCATTACTGAACCTGCTGGCGTATGACCGGGACATAACCCGCTTTGATGGTGAGCCATTGAGTCTGTTCCGCAAACGGGTGGCGTTTGCCTTCGTGAATGCGCGTGATGCCGGTTCCGTTGAGGGATTTATCAACATCTTTGAACGGCTGGGCATTGGATATGTGGAGCTGCGGGAGCGTCAGCCGGGTATTGACTGGGATGTGATCCTGGTACGTGTGACAGACAGCCAGATAGCGGACAACACGCAGCTGCTTATCCAGATAATCCGGCAGTACGGGCGAACATGTCGCCGCTATCAGTTTGAAGTGATCACATCGGAAAAAATGGCCATCAGAGCCGGATGGGATCAGGGGGAATATGTGGTTTATCCGGCTTCGTTAGCAGGGACGGAAACCCACAGCGCGACATTCAGCGCAGGTTTGTAAGGAGTTTTTTATGTCACAGACAGCTATCACGCTGGCGTTTGAACACTGGAAAGCGCAGCAGGGTGCGACCGGCGAGCCGGTGTTACTGGATGAATTTGTGTTTGCGAATGTGCCAGGGCTGAACCCGGATATTCCCGTTGATCGTAGTGAAGCACTGCCGCCTGTGGAGCAGATTGTGCACCGGCAGCCTGTTACCCGCACTGGCGTGGTGAATGAAAATGGCGTGGTGTATTCCGCCGTTCTGGGCGCTGACGTGGGCGATTTCAGTTTCAACTGGATCGGTCTGCTGAATAAGGCCAGCGGCACCCTGGCCATGATTGTTCATGCGCCCTTACAGCAAAAGCTGAAAACAGCGGAAGGGCAGCAGGGGAATGTGCTAACCCGTTCGTTTCTGATGGAGTACAACGGCGCACAGACCGAAACCGGGATTACTACACCGGCTGAAACCTGGCAGATTGACTTCACGGCGCGGATGACCGGAATGGATGAACGCCAGCGCCTGGAAAATACGGATATTTACGGCGCTGCGGCATTCTTTGGCGATGGCTGGCTGGTCGGTAAAACGGGCAATCAGTTCTTTGTCACCAAAGGCACCGGCTATGTGGCGGGACTGCGTACGTCACTGGCTGACAATCAGAATATCACCGTGACAACAAAGCCGGTCAAAGTCTGGCTGGATGTATGCTGGACGGGAGCACTGACCAGTGTCTGGAATGTTCAGAGCAAAATCACCGTCGCGGAAAACCTGACGGATTACATGCAGAACGGCGTACAGCATTATGTTTTTGCCGTGGCCAGCATTGATGTGAATGGCAATATCACGGATTTACGGCCAAAAGGGACGCTGAACGAACAACAGGCCAGTGATGCGCTGAAAAAGCATGAACAGTCCCGAAATCACCCTGATGCCACGACCAGCGAGAAGGGATTCACCCAGTTAAGCAGCGCGACAGACAGCACCAGTGAAGGGCAAGCCGCGACGTCGAAAGCGGTTAAAATCGCGATGGATAACGCTAACGCGCGTCTTGCAAAAGACCGTAACGGTGGAGACATTCCGAATAAACCTCTGTTTATTCAAAACATTGGTTTGCAGGAAACAGTTAACAAAGCAGCCGGAGCAGTGCAGCGAAGTGAGGTCCAGACTTCTCAGGATGATATTACTGCCGGAAAATTGCTGGTTAATGGTAGCGCTATTGCTGTTCGTAGCATCAGCGCAATCAATGGAGGACAGGTAGACGATGCTAATAACCTTCCGGTTAACGCAGTATCGTTTGTCTATGGTGATGCTAAAAACTCACCGAGTGGAAATACAGGGACTATCCTGGATGTTTCCGGGCTTGGTAGTGGTTATAGCATCCAGCTATTCGCTAACTACTCGACAGGCGAAATACTGGCGTTTCGTGCGCGTAATGGTGATAACAGAACATGGAATAAATGGAATTATGTGTTTCACACTGGAAATAAACCAACCTCTACAGATGTGGGGGCGCTACCAATAACAGGTGGTGATTTAAAGGGGCAACTTTCCTTTTCATTCTCGCAACCCAGAAATGGCGCTAATCACTTAATATACAACGGCGATGATAACGGAGTACTGGCTTGCGGATATGGTTATTATCAGGACAGATTTGATATTCATTTTTATGACATTAAAGGTGCGTGGGAATCAAATCCATTAACCATAGGACGCAATGGAAATACGACAGTTAGTGGTAATTTGTCAGGTCGTGCTGTTTATGAAGGTAACACTCGCGTTTATTCACCCAACAACCCGCAGCCCGTTAGCTTTGAAGGTTATGCAACGCAAAGCTGGGTGTTGCAGAACTTTGTCCAAAATATTGACCTGACAGCACCTGCTGAAGTTGGATTCCGTGATGGGTGGGGGTATCCACGAGGGACAGATGGCGCAGCCATGTACAACTTTAATATGGTTGGTGGTAGCAGTAACGTCGGTAATTTTATCATTCGTTATATGCGGAAACAGGTGAATAACACCTGGTATGTGATTAATTAAAGGTAAATAAAAATGCAACGCTTCGGCAAATTCACCCCATATACACCAGACACTACTGACAGGCCAAGAATTATAGATGGTCAGAATGTTATGTTTTTGCAGGATGATAAAGGTAATGACTGGTATGACGTTATTGAATTATTTGATGAATCAAAAACGCTGAAAATTGGATATGACGATGATGGTCGTGTAAGAACGTTCACGACAAATATTCATGCGTTTTTCCCGGTCAATCTGAGTGTTGTCGAGCTTCCGGCCACAAAAGCTAATTTGCGCGTCACGCTGGGTGATGACTGGTTTTATAAAGACAGCAAATTACAGCAAATCCGCAATTACCTAGGGAAGGTGCGAACAAGTTCCTGATATGAGATCATCATATTCATCCGGAGCGCATCCCAGAGGGACATCATGAGCCATCAACTCACCTTCGCCGATAGTGAATTCAGCACTAAGCGCCGTCAGACCCGAAAAGAGATTTTCCTCTCCCGCATGGAGCAGATTCTGCCATGGCAGAATATGACCGCTGTCATCGAGCCGTTTTATCCCAAGGCGGGCAATGGCCGACGGCCCTATCCGCTGGAGACCATGCTGCGTATTCACTGCATGCAGCATTGGTACAACCTGAGCGACGGTGCCATGGAAGATGCCCTGTACGAAATCGCCTCCATGCGCCTGTTTGCCCGATTATCCCTGGATAGCGCCCTGCCGGATCGCACCACCATCATGAATTTCCGCCACCTGCTCGAGCAGCATCAACTGGCCCGTCAATTGTTCAAGACCATCAATCGCTGGCTGGCCGAAGCAGGCGTCATGATGACCCAAGGCACTTTGGTGGATGCCACCATCATTGAGGCACCCAGCTCTACCAAGAACAAAGAGCAGCAACGCGATCCGGAGATGCATCAGACCAAGAAAGGCAATCAGTGGCACTTTGGCATGAAGGCCCACATTGGTGTCGATGCCAAGAGTGGCCTGACCCACAGCCTAGTCACCACCGCGGCCAACGAGCATGACCTCAATCAGCTGGGTAATCTGCTTCATGGAGAGGAGCAATTTGTCTCAGCCGATGCCGGCTACCAAGGAGCGCCACAGCGCGAGGAGCTGGCCGAGGTGGATGTGGACTGGCTGATCGCCGAGCGTCCCGGCAAGGTAAAAACCTTGAAGCAGCATCCGCGCAAGAACAAAACGGCCATCAACATCGAATACATGAAAGCCAGCATCCGTGCCAGGGTGGAGCACCCGTTTCGCATCATCAAGCGGCAGTTCGGCTTCGTGAAAGCCAGATACAAGGGGCTGCTGAAAAACGATAACCAACTGGCGATGTTATTCACCCTGGCCAACCTGTTTCGGGTGGACCAAATGATACGTCAGTGGGAGAGATCTCAGTAAAAACCGGAAATAACGCCAGAAATGGTGGAAAAAATAGCCTAAATAGGCTGATTCGATGTGTTTGCGGGAAAAAAATCGGCCCAGATCCGCGAAATTTTAATCAGCGAGTCAGCTTGGGAAGAAATGACCTGCTTATTCGCACCTTCCCTAGCTGACGCTGAAGCGGAACGTGGCAACCGTATGGCGGAGGTTACAACGCGTATTGACTGGCTGGAGGATGCGCAAAAAGACGGTGATATTTCATCCGATGAGGAAACAGAACTGGCAATACTACGCGCTTACCGCACTGCTTTGCGCCGTCTGGATTTGAGCTCAGCGCCAGATATTAACTGGCCGGAGGTGCCTGAATATGTGGCGTGAAGCACGTCTGGCTTTTACTGACTCACTGGCCGCGCTGAATTGTTCCGTTGTTCCGGCGCATCCGTGGATAAACGGTCTGGGGCAGCAGACGGATAACGGGGCATATCTCAGCCCGGTGAATGCCGTCCGCTATCTTGCTGAAAGGCTGGCCGGAACGGGCGGGAATGCCGATGTGATGATCATGATGGTGACAGGCCAGACGCATGAGAATTTTATGACCCGTCTCAACGGTCTGGTCGATGTTTTCCCGGCACCGGCATTCACGCAGGTCAAGCGCCTGGCACAATCCTCTGCGGCGCTGGCCATCGAAAAAATGCAGATCCCTGCTAAAGCCGGGGCGGGGCTGCCGGTGGCTATTCCGCTGTCTGTGCCAACCAGCAGGGCGGCATTGTCTGCGGCGGCTGTCAGCCAGGCACAAAAAGCGGCCAGTGCGGGATTCAGCCTGGACGGATTAAAGCAGCAAATGGGTGAGTTCGCGCAGCTGCGTGACAGCCTGATCAGTGATGTGGCCAGCGGGCTGAATGATTTGCAGGGAAAAAGTGCCAGGGCGTGGGTGTTTACCAGCACCGGCGATACGGCCACCACGCTGCTGGAGCTGGTAAAGGATATCCCGCAACCGTCAGCCGTCTACACAGCGGCGGTAATGCTGGTCGGGGACAATCTGGATGGAATAAAGGGAATGATTCATGACTTCGATCCCAACGCTGGCGCTTAATGGCGAGGCTATCCAGCTGAAAAACATGCGCGTGACCGTATCGCAGCAGTTTCAGGATAAAGACCAGTCCGGCCAGACAAGTGCCACAACCAAATCAGAACAGGGGGCAAAAGGGAAAGAGCTGCGTATCAGTGGCGAAATTCCTTTTAAAAGCCCGGAGATCCTGAAGCGTATTTTTGAACTGGCCAGCGCCACGGATGCCGGAGGAAATCGCCAGAAATACCGCGTGGCACATGAAGTGGCCAGAGCCGTGAATTTTCGCGAGGCGACATTCAGTGGAATGCTTGATGCCCCACAACAGGACGGGAAAATGGCATGGCTGGTTACGTTCACCCTGGCAGAACATATCAGCGTGCAGGAAAAGCGGGAAGCCAGGGCAACAGGCAAAACGTCTGCCAAAAAACAGACTGCCGGTAATGCGGGACAATCTGGCGGCCAGAGTGCCGGGGAAGATGAAGAAAAACTGACGTGGTTTGAAAAACGGGTGCTGAAACCCGTCAATGATGCTTTGGGTTAATGATGAAACCAGTTAAACGCCTGTACCTTTCAACGGATGAAGTTCACCTGGCTGATGCCAGCCTGGTGCTGGAGCTGAACAGCTGCGGTCGGGGATTTATCACTGCACAGACAACTACGGATTACACCGGGAAACTGGTGCGGCTGGATGTGGGATACTCTGATCTCCTTTTGCGCTGGTTTACCGGCTATGTGGAACGCGCACAACCTGCTGAAAACGGTTTTCAGCGCCTGTTTGTGCGCGAGCTGGTCGGCTTATTTGAAAGAATGTGGCCATGTTCATTTCAGCATCCCACTTTACGCAAGGTCGCCAGCTGGCTGGAGGAAAACAGCGGAATTGCTGTCAGTGTGCCGGAGGCTCCTTACAGCGATAAACCGATCCCCCATTTCACCCATAACGGCACGGGTTATCAGCTGCTGAATAATCTGGGCAGGGCGTTCAGTATACCGGATTACATCTGGTACCAGCTGCCGGATGGTTCCCTGTATGTGGGCGGCGCGGAAAAAGCGATGTTCGCCGATCGTCCGGTCGATATCCCGGCAGAGTTCAGCCAGGGGGCGGCTGGCGGTAATTCCATGACGGTGCCACTGATCCAGAGTTTGCGGCCAGGTGTGGAGCTGAACGGGGAGCGCGTGACCAAAGTTCATCTGACCAATGACACCATGGCCATCACCTGGACACCCAGAAACCGCGCAACAGGTCAGCCATTACAGAAAACACCGGCACAGCGGCAGATTGAAAGCCATTATCCGGAACTGGCTTCCGGGCTGCATCTGCCAAAACTGGCCAGAGTGGTGGCACCCAGTGAGGCGGTGAAAAGTGGTAATTTTGCCGATCCGTTCCGGCCGCGCTATGCCGTTGATGTGCAGCTGCTTGATGCAGACGGCAACCCGGACAACCAGACGCCAGTTTATTCTGCGGTGCCGCTGCCGGTACCTATGGCCGGGAATGACTCTGGCATGTTCCAGTTCCCGCCAGAAGGGGCGCTGGTTGAAGTTGCGTTTACCGGAGGGCGCCCGGATAAACCTTTTATCAGGCAGACGTTGCCGGATGGTACCAGTCTGCCGGATGTTAAACCCGGCGAGCAGCTGCAACAGCAACGGGCGGAGGTGTCGCAGCGTGTTACCCAGGCTGGCGACTGGGTGAGGCAGACCGATCAGACTATCAGTGAAACATCGATGGTGCGGACGGTCAAAGCCGATATGGAGCAGCGTGATCTTGTCAGTCGTGAAACCACGATTAAGGCTACCGATAAGACCACGGTACTGGGTACCGCCACCCTGATGGCCGGAGCCATTCAGCAGGTCAGTGCCGGTGATTTTAGCCAGGCCGTGAAGGGCAACCGGCTGGCCAGCATTGAGGGAAATGACGAAGCCGATATAACCGGCAAACAATCCACGAAAGTGGCCGGTGCCGTGGATGTTGATGTGGGGGGAACCCTGACAGAAAAGATTGCCGCATTGCGTAAATCGGTGGCGGTGGGCGGCCAGCAGATTATGGGGCCAACCGTCCATATTGGCAGTGAGAGCGTCAACACCCTGACCATGATGCTGGATACCATTGATTTACTGGCCGAGCTGGCGCAGCAGTGTGCGAGCCATTCACACCCCAGCGTAGGTACGCCAACTAATGCCGGCGCATTCACACAGACGGCAGAGAAGGCAGGACAGACCCGGAGTAAGTACCAGAAAATAATCGCCTGATCATCCCATCATCCCATCAGCCCGCGCATAATGCGGGCTTTGTCGTTTGCTCAGTTCCTTGTTAGGATTGTTGCGATAGGATTATTGCTGACTCAAAGGATAGGAAAAGGGATATGAAAAATTTCATTATGTTAGCTGTAGGCGCAGCAGTTTCATTCAATGTGTTAGCCGCTGAAGTTTTTACTGTGCCAACGGATACGAAGGCTAGCTATACGGTCTTAGAGAAGACGCGTACCGGTGATATGGCTACGATAACAACCAAGAGAGAGGGACCATCTGGAGTGTCATATTCTAAGCGCTTGTACGACTGTACGGCCTCGACAGTCAAGTATCTTGGAAGCGGTGACACTATCGAGCAAATGAATGGCTCAGCACCAGATCCAAATATGGCACCTATAATTGACCGTTCAATTGCATACTATGTTGGTCAGAAAGCCTGCCGATAACCATAGCTTCATATCAGTTGATATAAATTGAGTATTCCGCTAACCCGCACAATGCGGGTTTTTTTGTGCCAGTTAACAGGCGGCACAGAACGCACACTGTACGCATTGCAATGCTCAGATACCACACGAGACACCTCAATAGGATCAAATGCACAGTGAAGCACTGACGGCTCTACATGCTGACAAAAGAAATACTTCACAGACAAAAACGGCACTACACCGCACCCGCCTGCGGTTTCTGGATCGATAAAATTTTTCATTTTTCTTTTTCTTCAAACAACCAACCCAGATAGCGCCATTACTGGGGGATTAGCGGCTAACGTGAACTGAAAAGATTGAAAAGAATTTCAGTATTTTTCAGTGGAAAGGATCGATGGCGGGAATGATGAAATTACTAACATGTTGATATTTAATTAGTAATTTAGTTTTATGCGGGAGGGGGAGGATCCTTTCGTGCTGAATGGTTCTGAGAACATAAAGCCCGTGAAGATAGGAACTACGCGGGCTGTACATACTTTGTGTGTGATTTCAAAACTGAAATTTATCAGCTGTGGCATCAGCAACTAGTTTTAACTAACGTTTTTTAGGTGGTGGAGCAATATGTTGGGTTTGTTGGGTCTGGCGTGGTGGTTGGTAGCCATTGTTTTGTTGGTCTGGCCTGCTTGTAGGCTGGTAACCTTTTTCTACAGGTTGCCAACCATCGTGGATAGTTCTTGGATTGTTAGCCGGTTTATCTTCAACCATTTTCTGCCTCACCTTTGTTAGGATTACTATTATGTACTTTAATAAATTCAACACTTTCTATTTCATTAGTCAATATAATTATCCCTAATGTATCGGTTAGTTCGTGATCGAAATCACTATTGTCATCTAGTGCCCAATGTTTTTCTAGATATATTTGCTCCGGTTCGGGACTACTTGACGCAAATGAAGCACTACCATAATAGCCACCATATTTTTTACCATTCTTAAGTGTGACCAGCACCCAGCAGCATTGTCTGGTTGAAAAGAAGTAGTCCCATGAACGCCCAATAGGGTGAGGTAGGAAACGTTTGACCATTTCACAGTTGCGAATGAATATTAAAAATATAGGTAGTAGTACAGGGATAACTATTAATACACAGAAATAAAATAAATAATAAAGGATTGGGTTAGTAAGGAATATATCATTCTCTTCAATTAGATATATTGGTATTAATAGAAAAGAATAATTTATACAGCTATAAGAAACTACATCTATCAGAATTTTTGAAGTGTCAGAATCCGCAGATGGGTGAAAGAGCCTGTAAACTCTCATGCTAATAAAGCCGGGCATGATGAAAAGCACAAATAACAGTAGTTTACCCTTTTCTAGTATGTCCAT